CAGGATCGACGGATTGCCTCTTGCCAGTCGGGCGTCTCGATGGTGACATCGAGGATCGTCAGGTCACCCTGCGAATCAGTCGCTCCGACCTGGCACTCCCATCGCGTCGCGGTTGTTGCGGCAGACTTATCCACGCCGCACCTTTTCGGGGTAAGCGACGCCCGGAATCTCACTGGCGACAAGCTGGTACTCCCCGCATTCGCAGATCCAACCGTCGCGCCAAGTATGAAGTCCGAGCGGGGCCGAAGGTGCGATCTCCGACCCCGCCTGCGTGACGGAAGCACTAGCAGCCGATGCGGAATCGTCCACTGTAGCGTCACGCCCAGACGGAGTAGCGGCAGGCTGATCGTTACTCGGCACGATGAACCTCGGGTTCGCCGTTGATCCACCATGGATTCACATGACAGTCCTCCCATGCCGGACCGCCTTCGGCAAGCTGACGAGCAAACGCCGTCTCCGCTTCCACGCGGGTCGCGTACAGACCGAAGCATTCATCGTCGTAGGTGATCGCGTAGACGACGAACTTCTGCTCGCTATGCGGCTTCACGTTGCAACACCTCCAAGTGGTCACGCAGTTGGCAACCGATCTCGTGGGCATAGTCTGGTGGGATCGCCTCAGCGATGGCGTCAGACGACAGCCACGGAATCCGCATCGCCTCCCGCCGCTCGACGGTCGAGCCTGAGAGGTTGCGTCCAGCGCGTCCAGCGTGACCGGCTACCGAGATAACCGGGCGGTCATCGTGGCGGCACGACCGACCTATCAAGGGCCAGTTGGTCTCGAACGCACGGTGCCGCCGTAGCTGGTACTGCTCGTCATTCGTGCCAAGGAAGAACGAGGAGCCGCACAGCACGACCGGATTCACCAGCGGTGCCTCCGGCACGTTCTCGATGACGTACGGCTTGCCCGTGGCCCTGAGCGCCTCGCGGGTAGGCTCGATCAGGTCCGGGTACTCGCGCTCGGGGTGACGCGCTGCGAGCCGCGAGTACGCCTGGCACGGCGGTGAGGCATGGATCGCGTCGAAGCCCACTCCGTACAGCCGCACGAACTCCAGCGCGTCCGCCTGGAAGTGAGCGAACGGATACCTGCCGCGCTTGCCGATGTCCACGCCTACGACCTCGAATCCGGCGAGCCAGTAGCCCATGCTCGCGCCACCGCCACCACAGTAGAGGTCGAGGAGCCGTGGCCTCACGAGCGAAGCTCCTTGGCTCGCATCTCGACGAAACGCTCCCAGCGATCCGCCTCCCACTCATGGTCGCCCTTGTGTCCCGGTCGCTTCGTGCAGGCAATCAGCGTCTGGTCAAGCGAGGCGAGACAGAAGCGCCTCCAGGAGGCTGGCCGCGACGGAGTAGCGGCAGTCACGATGCGAGCCTCCGCAGCTTCCAGATTGCGCGCTCCACAGCCGCGATAACGACCGCACGTGTCCTGGCTGGAGGCGCGTCGTAGCCGAGCGCGACCTGGCCCGCGATGGAGCGGTCTACGTATTCGACGGCCTGATCGTGCGAGTCGTTCGCGGCATTCGGCTCAGGTGGCTGCATCGTCAACCTCCTCGGCAAGCTGGTGGACGAGCAGCGACAGGAACGCGAGGTCGCGGCGAAGCTGGAACATGTCCGGCTCGTCCCCGATGTAGTCGGCGTGCAGGAAACGCTGGTTCAACTGCCACGCCTCCTCCGCGATCTGCGCGGCTGTAGTAGCGGCAGAAGGATCAGGCATCGTCGCCCTCGTTCGGATAGACCTGCACCTGGGCGATCAGGCACTCCCCGATCAGACGACCCTCGACAAGCCCGGAGCGTTCGAGTGCGTCGTGCACGTCCTCGCGGGTCGTGTTGAAGGTCAGGTAGACCTCGACCTCGTGCTCACGCAGAGGCGACGCGGCAGACTTCACAGCTTGCCCGCTTTCCGCAAGCAGACCGGGCACCACAACTGCCCGCTCAGAAATCCCGGTGAGGCAAGATCGCCGTTCGTCTTGCTTCCGCAACGGTTACAGCCATTGATGCCAGGCGTGAACCACAGCTTCCACCTAGCCACGATGCACCCGCGCGGCAGCACCGCCGAACGTGGTCAGGCCGTGACGAAGTGACGTGGTGCGCGCCCAGGCAACCCACTCAGCAACGGCGTCCTCCTCGTCCTCCCGGTTGCGATCCTCGTAAGACCGGCACACAGAGCAGCCGCCGTAATCGACGTACTCCCACTCGTCGGAGCCGCACCGCTGGCACTCGTGCGGTGTCGTATGGGCGGTAGAGCGATCCTCAGCCACGGTCGCCGTCCTTCACGATCCGCGCTCCGACGATTCGGCCTTCCATCGCCTTGACCTCGAAGTCCGAGTTCATCTCCTTCTCGCCGGGGATGGTGACGAAGGTCAGGCCAACGTCGGGCCGCATCCACTCCTCGGTCGCGATGTCGAACACCGTCAGGTCGTGCTCGTCGGCGAACTCCTGCTCGGTGCCGTCCACATAGAACTCGGGCACCTCGATTTCGAGCACCAGCCGATGACCCGTGTCAGGCATCGAGCATCGCCCCCTCGTATGGTTCGCCCCAGGAGCCTTCGCGCTCCCGCAGCTTCATCTTCTCGCGCTGGCGATCAGCCTCGGTGAACGTCTCGTGGAAGCTGATGAGATGCCGCAGGAAGTAGCCGTGCGGCCCGACCACGATCTCCTTCACAGCCCACGTCTTGCGACCGTCAGGCTCGTGGAACGGCTCGACCTGGTACGAGCGCCGTGGCCGCGACGGAGTTGCGGCAGCTTTCTCGCGAACATTCCCAATTTCTCCGTCGTGATGAGTCATCGCGGCGGGCACGCCTCCATCCGCTTGCGAACGTCAATCAGCTTGGTGTGCACGTAAACCCTCTGGGTTGTCCGAAAATCAGCGTGACGCAGCAGCGTCCCTACGTCATCCATCGCCAGACCACGCCGGCGCCACTCAGTCGCGTAGGTGTGTCGCGTGACGTGCATGTTCCGATACGGAATCCCTGACGCCTTGATCGACCGCGCCCACCACATATGCATCGACGCGTCAACGAGAGGACGATCGTGGCGACGCGTCGGATGACCGCCCGGATGGCAGTACCACAAATAGTCGTCGCCGTTCAGCCCCTCGAGCAGGAAATACTCGGCAAGCCGGGAGACGAGCTTGTGCTCGATCGGGACGATCCCGGTCGAGCCGCCCTTTGCTCCTTCGACCACATGGATCTCGGCGTGGTCAAGGTCGACGCGCTTGACCATGAGGTTCCGAGCCTCTGCCTTCCGTAGTCCAGTGCCGAGCAGGATCGCCATGAGCGTGCCATCCGGTTCCGGCAGCGAACAGAGCACCTTGCATTCGGCCTCCGTGAAAACCTCGACCGGAGGACGCGGGGCCGGCTTGTACGTCTGGACGTGTCGCATCGGATCACGCTCGATCCGCTTCGTCCTGACGCCCCACTGAAACCAGTTCTGGAACGCCGACCGCCGGGCTTGCCGTGACGCCGGCTTGGAATCCTCGATGATCCCGAGGATGTGCTCGTCGGTGAACTCGGAGAACGTCAGCTCCGGCCAGCGTGCGAGCATTCGATCAGTTGTGAGCCGGTAGCCCTTGATCGTCAAGGGACTGAACGCGCTGAGGCGTAGCCACTCAAGCCAGTCGTCGCGGACTTGGCGAGCCGAGGGCTCAGGAACGGCGCGGCGGAATCTCGGCAGTCTCACTTGACTTCTTCCTGAGACCATTCTTGCAGGTCGGAAGGCCAAAAGCGACGCACGAGACCGCTGTCGAGCGTGACCTCCCAGACCGTCTCCGGTATGCGCCGGTTGTCGCGCACGTCCAGGACGCGCTGCGCCTGCCGGTGCGGCACCACGATCACGCTGCCGTCCGTGAGCACAAAGCGATGGAAGTAGTCCGTCACTCCGGCACCTCGAACATCGCCATGATCTGACCGACGCGCTGCCTCGACACGCCGGCCGCCTCAGCGACGCGCACCTGCGCGAACCCTGCCTCCACGGCATCGCGCACGGCGTCGTAGAGCCGATCGCGCAGAACGACCGAACGCCATTCGAGCGCACCGAGCTCGTCGGCGACCGAGGCCACGATCGCGAGTTGCACCGCGGGCGGACGCATGCGGTCGGCGATGTGGCTGCTCATTTGCGTTTCGCCTCTCGCTCGTTAGTGCGCTGCGCGCACGCCGGGCAAGAGCAGGTCTGCTGCGTGTAGCCCTGCCGTGCGCGGCATGGCCAGAACAGATCCTCGTCTAGCGGACAACCCAGCACCTCGGCCAGCGACGCAGCTCGGTTGAGAACGGTCTCTGAGTCAAGCAGCCGTCCCCGCTGACGATCAACTACGAGCAGGAAGGTCGGAAACTCCTTGCCTCGGCTTCGGTCCCCCGACTCATAGCGTGCCTTTTCGATGCGATCTACGACCTGCGAATACAGGCGTCCGTCGAAGTCGCGCCGCACTTCAACCGCGATATCCCGCCTCCGGCTGCTCACCCGGTCTCCTCGCTCGCAGCCACGATCGGATCCAGCACCGGCTCAACCTCTCCGGGCAGGTCGGGCCGCAGCACCGGCTCGGCAGGCTCCAGCATCTTCCACGCCTCGACGAACGCCTGCCGGTAGTAGCCCTTCTGAGTGACCTTGCCGAAGCGAATCTGGCGCGGGCCAATCTGCCAGGACGAGAGCAGCCTCGACAGCGACCACGGGTCGAGCGGGTCCCCGTCCACGTCCTGCCAGGTATCCGAGGATTCCAGGAGCGCCGCGATCAGGTCGCGCGTCGAGATCCGCTCGGCGTCCAACGCGACGAACACGCGCTGAACGTCCGCCAGCAGTTCGAGTCCGATCGCCGACGCTGCCGTCTGCTCCCGGTCCGCCATCAGCGACACCGCGGCGACCCGCGCGCGTGACGCCCAGGCCTGCCCGAACGTGTCCGCGATCGCCAGCAGCGGCTCCCAGACGTCCGCCGCGCGGTCATCGAGCTGCGCCGGAATCAACGGCCGCGCGCGCGCAAGACTCTCGAGATTCGCCGCCGCGTACCGTGCTAGCCGCGCCCGAACGAAGCGAGCCTCGAGGATCGCGTCACGCCGGCGGAAGCGTTGCACCTGCTCGAAGTCGCGCCGCTGCATCTTGATCATGATCGAACGATCCGCGAGCGTCGACGGCAGGTCTCCTATCCCCGCCAAGGCTTTCGGGCAGTACGTCACCATGTCCTTGTACGAGCCGCCGGCCGCGTACGAGGTGCGCCCGTTCAACCTGTAGCCCGTGTTGAGGACGCCTCTGAGGATCTCGTAGCTTGAGCGGTTGCCGGAGAACGTCGCGTCCGTCTCATCAAGGAGCAGCGTCGGCCGTTCCGCGTCGATCTTGCGTACGAGCGCCGGGCCGGTCACGCGGCCGGTGAACCAGGGGTTATCCACGACGAGCTCCAGCACCTCGAGGAGGCGCGTCTTACCGCACCGTGCCTCCGTCGACGTGATCTGCAGGTACGGGGTCGTGTCGGCCGCCTCGAAACAGTGCGAATGGACCGCCCAAAGCGTGATCGCGTCGTACTGAACATCTGAGAGCGCGACGTAGGTTCTGAGGTAGTCGCGCAAGTCGTCCGGGGGGACCATGCGCTGAGGCTCGGCTTCGTGGTTCATGACTCGTCCTCGGGAAACTCCGGGACGCCGGCCCATGCGAGCAGCTGCACGTCGCCCGGTTCGATGTGCTCGGCCAAGCCTTGAAGCTCGATGAGCTCGCCCTGGCTGATGCACTCCGCGTCGATCTGGCTCCGCAGGTACTCAAGCCGAGCCCGTATGTCGGCGTCCGCCGCGTCGTCCATCATCGCTAGGTCGTCCCCGTTGAGTATCCCGTTCATGATTGCACCGGCTCGAACGTCAGGAACAACTCATCGGCAGCCTGGCCGATCCCGCCGCCGTAGAAGCGAATGGTGCCGTTCTCGTCTCTCTCCAACTGCGACGCCTTCGGCCACTCGATCCGCCGAATCTGTCCATCTGGGTCAGACGTATAGAGCGCCGCGCTGTTGCTTCGATTGACGCGGACGAGCCGCGTACCGAAGCAAGGATGATCCTCGCGCGTGATGTAGTGATTCGTCAGGTCGAATACGCACCCGACTTGAAACTCTCGCTTGATCTCCGTTCCGTTCATTTCCGTCCGTCCTTTCGTCCGTTTGCGTTCCGAACCGGAGGCGAGCACGGACGGTGACCCACCTCCGGATCGCAACGCACGTCAAAGTCAAGGCTCATGACGACCCGGCTCCGAACAGCGTCTCGAATAGCTGCTCGCTGACGCCGAGCGCCACCATGATCTCTAAGTCGGTAGCTCCGCAGAGCCGTGCCTGCTCGACTAGTCCGCCGCAGCCGCCGAGCGCGTTACGTAGCAGACGCCCGCGCTCCGTAAGCAAGTCCATCCACACCTCTTTGCCCTCGGCACGCATCTCGTCGTCGTCGGGAATCGCAGTCATGACGCATCCGGATGCTGGATGTCCGGTCTGCCTTTCGCGTTCGCAAGCTCGTAGTCCTTGACCTCGTAGCCCCACTCATCCAGGACCGGCCGGTCTGGAAACGGGATCTCCGTCACGTCGATGATCTCGCTGTCGATGTGCTCGTCGATGGTGTGGGTCAGTGCGCCGTCCTCGTAGAGTTTCCGAGCTTCCTCTTCGCTCTCCGCTTCGACCTCGTACTGCACGCGCGCCTCTTCGGCCACGCTGATGATGTAACGCTTCATGTCTCCGTCCGTCCTTTCGTTGTCGTCCGTCGGGTCGTACCTCGCGCCGGCGTCCCTGTAGCCGAGACTGCGCGCTTGCGCCGCCTGCGCGCGTGCGATCGCTCGCAAGACCTCGCTCATGCTGGAATCTCCCTGTCGTAGCAAGGCTCCCAACCTAGACTCCAAGCCATGTTGTCGGCGAACGCGCGCAACTCAGGCGCGTCGCCAGAGTCAAGCTCGCCGTCCTGCACGACGTAGACCGTTGGACCGCCGCTCGCGTTATCCCATTCGATGCCGAGTCTCTCTGCGTCCTGCTTCAACGTCGCCAGGCCGAGCGGTAGGTCCGCCACGAAGTAGCGCAGCCGCAGCGTGCCCTCCGTCGAGTCGTCCTCGCAAAAGCCGTTATCGAGGAACGTGAGAGATGCGGTCCATTTGTCGGGACGCGGCCAGCGGTCAGGCTTGAGCATGATTCCAGTCGACCAGTAGCGCACGCCAATCATCGCCGCACCTCTTCCCGCTCTGCCTCGCGCTTGATGTCGCGCAAGAGCACCAGCATCAACACCAGCGCGATCGGGACCGAGACGTACGGCTGACGCGCGCTCAACCCGTACACCTCGCCCGCGATGAGTCCGAGGATGATCGCGGTTCTCATTGAATGTCGTATCCCTTCGCGGCGAGAGTGATGATGCCCGCCATGAGGCCGAGCATAAAACCGAGGCAGCCTAGGAGAATGCAGAGCCACGTAGCCCATCCCTGCCAGCTACCGAGCAGAATGAAGCCGAACGCCAAGCCGTAGGCTACGGCGAGCATGGCAAACGTCCAGCCCCAGGTATTCGCGCTGCGCTCGCTCATGAAAGCACCCGCACCGGAGCGACAGTCTCGCCCGCGATGTAATCGCTAAACCATTCCGGCCGTGTGTACGGCGTTGAGGAGCGGATGATCTCACGCACGCCTGCGACGTCGTAGACGCGGAAGGGAAGCTCTACGCCGACGCTGTTATCCGCTTCTGCCCAGTCATGGTGAAAGAACCAGCACGAACCTAGCCGTCGCTCATCCGTCAGTGTCAACTCTCCGAGCGGAATCGATGGATTCAGGCCACCGCTAAAGCTGCAGTAGCCGCCGCCGAGATACCAAGAACCGCCCTCACTCGTCTGGACGCCTTCCGGCTCCCAATCCCAGACATGCGAAACGCGTTCTAGGCGCCCATCAGCGAAGCGCACGAAGTCGCCGCAACGGGGACCCGCTACGGCGTCGAGCTGCCTGCCACGGTCCGCGAGGATCGTCGCGTCCCGTTCGTCCAGCACCGAGACCGGCTCGAGAACCGTAGCGCCGTGCCCGTCTAGGCAAAGCACGCTCCGAACGCCGAACCGCTCGGAGCGGTAATCCTCCGGCGTCCTTTCCCATTCGCTCTGAGTCAAGGTTTTCATTCCGTCCGTACCTCCGTCCGATGTAGACAACTCCAACACTTGAGACGTTACACCCTCACGGCGCGAAAGTCAAGCCGCTTTGCGAGACTGCTTGATGCGTCGCGACAACGCGAGCCCCGTCCGCTCACTCTGAGGATACGCGGTCAGCATAGGCTCATCGCCGCGGATCTCCTGCCAGAAGCCGAGATAGGCGCCCAGCTCCCGCTCGAGCCGCTGCCGGCCGTTCTCCCGCTTACGCTTCGCAGGCCTGGCTGCCATGCAAAGGCTATCGCTGCGAGCGACCTTAGGACACCTCCGAGCCGTACATGCAATCGCCGAACGTCAGCTCCGAATCAGCGTCCGCCCAGCCGTACGACGCGCCGTCAATCGTCGCCGAGAAATCAGCGATGCTCGAGAAATCGCCCGCGTGCGTATCGAGCCACGCCTGGATCTCGCGCCGCGCGATCTTCCCATCGTCGGCGCGCATGTTCTCCACGTCGTAGGCGTCGAGCGAGTAGCTGTAGGCGAACGTCCCGCCCATCGGCCACCAAATCTCACCAATGACGTCGACGTGGCCGGTAGTGCTCCGTCCGTTCATGACTCCTCCGTCCGTTAGCTGACAACTCCGGCCCGCGTCCCGTGAGAGGCGCGAGCCGCAGGGGTCCTAGCCCGCTTCCCAATGATCGTCGCAGACTGAGCAGAAGGGCGCGCCGAGCGGATTCTTCCGCCAAGGGCAGTCGTGCTCGCATCCCGTACACGCGGGATCGTGCGTCAGAAGGTCGACGACGCCGTGCATATGCGAGCGGAACACGTTGCCATCGTCCGCGCGTACCTCAAGCAGCGCACCGTGCAACGGCGTGCGCTGTAAAACGCCTAGCACGGTGCGCGACTGCAGGCCATCCCGCGTGCGCACTACGTACTCGTCGCCTGCGTCTAGATCCCAGACTGACCGTGATTCGGTATTCACTGTCGACCTCCGTCCGTGAGACAAACTCCAACATAAGGGACACTAGCAGCCCATGCCAGTGGAGTCAAGCAGACTTTACAATACAGGCTACCGTTACGAAAGCACCTGCCGAGGCTCACTTCGTAACGCTCGCTTCTCGCGCTGCCAAGCGTTACGAACCTGCTGCGCTCTCGTCCCCTCGTAACGCTCCGCAGCGTTAGCCCGCTCCGACTCGCAGGCACGGAACGTGTGCCGGATCATCTTCCGAAACTCCGCTACACGCCCGCGCAGCGCAGCCGAGCTCGCTGGGCGCACGCAGGCCAGCACCCCCCAGGAAGGCCGCAGGAGCCGTTCTAAGCGTTCGGGGGTAGCAGCACCCGCGCAGCGGCTCGCAGGGCCGTCACGGGGCTCTGGTGAGCGCAGGGAGGCACGCCCGGCCCACCTCGAGCAGCCGGCTGGCGAGGGAAGCGAGCGGCGCGCGGTCGGCCAGGCACGCGCCAGGACCGAGAACAGCGAGTGAAGCGCCGAGCTGCACCCCGGCCCCGGCATCCCCGCGGCACAGATTACGACCTTGGCCCGGACGCGAGAGGGCGGACGACCCGCCGAATATTTTGGCTAGGCCTAGAGGGCTTCGCTAGGGCATTTGCTTTCTTGGCATCAGGACGACCTTGAACGATCCGTCTGAATTCCACGCTTTGACCGCCTCGTATCCCAGTTCTCGCACGGCGGCACACAGTGCACCGAACTGCTCGTTGATCGTTGGCTCAGACCAGAATCTTTTCATCCGAGATCGCCCGCTCGTGCTTTGCCGTCAGAGTCATCGTCTTTGACGCCGTCGACGGTCATAGGCATCTCGAAGCGAATGATGCTGTCGCCGTTTTCGTGGTCGAGGAAGAGGCGCATGATGTCGGCCTGGCTTGAGGGTTTTCCCCAGCCGTAGGCGAGGAGGAGTTCGGCGCAGCTTTTGCGCACGCTGCCTGGCTGTGTCCAGTCGTCTCGGATCGCCACGAGCGTGTCGATTGAGCCGGGTGTGTGTAGTCGTGCCTGTTCGCGCAGGTAGCGAGGGTCGTCGGCGGCTAGGCGGTCGAAGGGGTGTTCTTCGTCGTCCGTGTCGTTGTCGCGGATGGCGAGTACGCGGCGGGCGCGTTCGTGTTCTTCGGGGTTAGCCATCGTCGGGTTTGAGTGTCCAGGTGCCGTCGTCGGCGCGGTAGATGGCGTGTTGCTGGCCGTGTGCGCAGGTTGCGTGGCCTTTGGGGCGGTCTGCGTGGCCTTCGCGTCCGGCCCAGCGGCTGTGTGGTTCGCTGGCTTTGTGGGAGGTGCCTGGTTTGCGTACGTAGGCGGGGCGGCGGACTCCGCCGGCGTCAACACGCATTTCTTCTTCGCGTGGGACGCTGGCTGCGCGTACGGCTTCGCCGACGCTGCGTGGCGCGGGAACTTCTTTGCCGTCGTGAGTAACTTTCAACGCGGGTTCGTCGTCGAATTCCCAGTCCTCATTCTCGGTCTCGCGTTCTCTGCGTACCGCGTCGCGAATGGTCTCGACGAACGGGGGGCTGCAGCCGCAGTCGAGCGCGATTTGCCGGCTCGAGCGGGACCAGTTCTGTTCCAACTCAGCGCGGACGAGCGCTTCCTTTTGGGCGCGGTTGAGCATGCGGCGGGCGGCGTTGACGGTGCGGCTGATCCGGCGTTCGGTTTCGGGGTCTGCGTCGGTGACGAACTCGACGAGGACCTCGGTGATGCCGAGTTCGCGGAGGGCCGTGAGCCGGTGCTTGCCGTCGAGGACTCCGCTGGCGCCGACGATGACGGGGACCCGCTGGCCGTGTTCGGCGATGGACGCTTTGAGCGCTTCGTATTCGCTGTCTGAGAGGGGGAGGAAGCCGCCGCCGGCGAGGACGATTTCGCTACGCAGCTCGTCGAGCCGCTGGGAGACCCAGGACGGCGTGACGTCGAGCTCTTTCGCGATTTCGTTCAGGCGGTAGCCAGACGGCATCATCTCCCCAATCTCGATTCGGATCGCTCGACCGCGTACCGAGAGGTTCTCCAGGTTCACTTGTTCCAGCGCCCGGTTCCAGCGTGTCGTGGAGGTAGTCGTGGATTCGGTTGCCGGAGCGGCCGAGGAGGCGTCGGGGTCCGACGTCGGCGGCGCGTCTGCGGAGGATGTATCTGGCGTAGTCGGCAAAGCTTTGGCTCCTCTCGGGATCATAGGTGCGCTCGAGGCGGAGCGCTCGGATGAGGAGTTCTTGGAGTGCTTCGTCGTATTCGTCGGGGCGTTCGTAGTGTCCCCATTCGTCGAAGGCTTCTTTGAGCAGGCCGTTGCAGAATGCTTCGGCGTCGAGAATGGGGTCGGTGTAGAGGATGAGCCAGCGTCCGTTTCTGGTCAGGACGGCGCCTGTCGAGAAGGCTTGGACTTCGCGTCCGCCGATGAGGAGCGGCTGGTTGAAGAAGCGGCGTCTCATGCGGTGCGTGGCCCGTTGCGTCGATGCACCTTGAGTAATTCGCGCCGCACAGCTTCGGCGAGCGCTTCTCCGCTCACCTGCGTTTCGCCGACGAAGACCGGCGTGCGCATCGTCGTGACCTGTTCTGCGTGCGGTACCGCGTTGGGGCTGGCGTGGATGCTGCCGTCTTTGGCGATGTCGATTCGAATGGCTCCGACGCCGACTGCGTCGCCGGGTCCCATGGCGAAGGTGTGGTACTGGTCGTGCTCGGCGTGGATGGTGACGAGGTAGGGCTTCTCGGTGGGAAGCTTGGGTCTGTCGTCACGGCGGCGACGGAAGCGCACGGGCGGTCGTGAGCGTAGCGTACTTTCGTGGAGCGAGGCAAATGTCGATAGCGTCCCCGGAAGCCTGTTCAGTGTTTTTTGGTACCTCTTCTCAAAGTTCCTTCGTCTCCCAACCCACCTTTCAGGGGGGGTGGGTTAGGGAGACGGAACTTTGTTCAGACTGAGTAGTGGCGCGAAGATTTTGTCCCTAACCCCGCCAGCAGAAGACTTCATGGAACCATAAGGGTTTGCGGCGCATAGTTACAAAACTCCCGCCTACGTTCGTCGGCCCTATGTAACTACACGCCTAAGTAGCAGGCGCCCTTGTTTGCAACTACGCGCCAAGTGTGTTGACACGGCATGTGGATATTGGTAGCCTAGAACGGTGCCAAAAATCAGCCGCGAGGTCATGCTCGAGCGCGCCCGCACGCTCCGCGCACAAGACCGCAAGCGCTGGACCTACAGAGAGCTTGGCAAGTACCTCGGGATGAGTGAGATGGGCGCCTACTACGCGCTCAACCCGGAGAAACGGATGAGCCGGTCGGATCGTGAGGACGGTTTGCGTCAGCACTACTTGATGCTCAGCGATGACGAGTGGGCAACCATCGAGGCGCGAGCTCTGGCTGGCGGTGTCTCGGCGGCACGCCTGATGCGAGCGATTCTGTGCGGCGAGGAGGCGCCGCTGTGAGCGTTGGTGACTACTACCGAACGAACGGTGATTCTAAGGCCGTGCTGCAGGTGGAGGCTGCCGTAGACGATGAGTGGCACAGCACGCTTGAGGTGGCGGACCGCGCCAGCAGGAGCGCCAAGTGGGTGCGGCTCGTACTCGTCTACCTGTTCGAGGAGGGTCGGGTGGAGCGCGGCCAAGAGGATCTGGAGCGGCCATTCTTCGGCCAGACCTGGAAGTGGGTCTGGCGCAAGCCGACTCGACCGAGATTCCAACCGCTGCCGGGAGAGCCGCGCCTTGAACCCTGACCCGACAGTGCCTGCGTCAGGACGGTGTGTCCAGTGCGGCGGCGAACGGAAGTTGGCCGGCCTGAAGCCGCTGTACCGGGACGCGTTCGCGACCGACCCCTTCTGCAGCGCAACCTGCGCCCGCGTCTGGCACGGCTGCCCGGTTGGACCGATGACGCCCGGCCCGAAGCTGAACGGTGAGGCTCAGGCGATAGGGAGCGGCGCGTGACGACCGTCATCGTGTTCAGCAAAAACAGGGCCGCACAGCTCGACCTGCTGCTCCGCTCGCTTCAGAAGAACGCCACGCACCTCTACGACAGCGTCCACGTCATCTGGAAGGGCGAGCGCGAGTACGCTGCCGCCTATCGCACCTGCGAGTTGCAGCACCTCGAGTTTCCGTTCCATGCCGAACGCGACCTGCGCGGCCAGACTCTTTGGCTCGCCCAGCAGGACGAGCACGTCGCGTTCCTGATGGACGACTGCGTCTTCTACCGCAAGGTCGAGGGCCGCGACCCGGCCGAAATTCTGTGCGAGGACGAGGACGTGCTCTGCTTCTCGCCGCGCCTTGGGCTGAACACGACGGAGTGCTATCCGCTGCGGTGCTCGCAGGCGCTCCCGGCGACGCACAGCGCCGAGGACGGTGTCCTTTACTGGGAGTGGGGGCAGGCCGAGTGCGACTTCTCGTACCCCGCGTCGCTCGACGGGCACGTTTTCCGAACCGTCGACCTGCTCCCGCTGTTGCAGGACGTCTTCGACTGGTCCGATCCGAACACCGTCGAGGCGAAGCTAGCGCGCGACTTCCAGTGGAACGACCTCGACCGTCCGATGATGGCGGCGCACGCCCAGTCGAGCCTCGTGGGAATACCCGTGAACCGCGTAGGGTCCAGCCATGAGTCGAATCGGTTCGGCGAGATGCACGCCCACGACGTCGCCACTCTCAATCACGGCTACCTCGGCGGCAACCGGCTCGCCCTGGACATCGACCCTGACGCCGTGAACGCCGCTCATGTCGAGTTCTCGCTGAGGTTCGCATGATGGAGCCCCTGGACAGGTCGTACCGGCGACTCCTCTGGTGTTGGCGTGCTGTGGTCGTAGCGTGGTTGGTCATGTTTGTCGCGTGGTTCATTACCTTCGCGGAACTGAGAGAATGGCTGTGAGCGAGGGCGCGTGGTGGACAGAGTTCGCTTTGGCCGGCGGTCTTGACGAACTCGAGACCTGGCTCGGTGGCGTCGACCACCCCAGCCGGGTGCGCATCCGCGAACGCATCGCAGAGTGCGGCTACCTCAAAGTCCTTGACTGCGGCGCCGGCCTTGGCCTCGACGCGATCGGGATGAAGAACATCAGCTACGACGTCGAGTACGTCGGCGTCGAACCGTCCGAGGCGATGCGTGAAGCCGCCGATCAGATCGCCGAACGGTACGACCTCGAAGAGCCCAACATCGCCGCCGGTTCGATCGAGGAGATCCCGTTCGAGGACTCCAGCTTCGAGTTGGTCTACTGCCGCCACGTCCTCGAGCACCTGCCCCGGATCGACCGGGCGCTGGCCGAGATGATCCGTGTGGCCCGGCTCGAGATGATCGTCGTCTTCTTCATGCGCCCCGGCAAGGAGGACTACCTCCTGCGTGAGCGCGACGGCTTGTGGCAGAACGTATGGTCGAAGACGCGCATCGACGAAATCATGGTCGCGAATTCAAAGGTGGCCGTCTCCTTCTACGAATCGTTGGGCGGCGAGGTCCTGCTGCACGCCTATCTTGAGGATGCCGTTACCGTCGAAGCGGAACTAGTGGCGGAGCGACTGCAGTGAAGAACCTCGTCCTCTGGGGCGGTGTCTCGGACGGCAACAGCCTCCGTTGGATCTGGTCCCACTTTTACAGGGCGGCGCACAAGCTCGGGATCCGCTCGGTCTGGACGGACGACCTAGCCGACGCGCGCCAACTTCTCGTGCCGGGGACAACGGTCATCGGCGCGGACATCTGGTCAGAGCACATCGGAGCGGCTATGCCCGAGGTCGACTACATCTTGCACAATTTCAGTTCGACGCACGTTCTCTGTCAAACCGTGGAGCCGGAACGTCTCCTGCGGCTCCAGGTCTACACCTCGGACGCTCGTGGGGATGAATGGGCACCGTTCCGGCTCTACGACCGTTCTGGACGCGTGCTTTATCAACCGTGGGGGACCGACCTCTTCCCCGAGGAGTTCCTCGAGCCGGTCTTCAACCCGCAGTCGCAGGATGCCGTCTTCGTCGGCGCGGTCTGGAGCCAGCTGGTCGATGGCGTTGAGCTCGGCAATCGCGAGGTGATCGAGGAGACACGGCTCGCGCTCGCCGACCACGGACTCAAGTTTCGCCGCCTGACCCAGCTGTCGGATGCGGAGATGGTCGAGGCGGTCCGGTCGGCGCGGATCGCGCCTGCGTTCGCCGGCGGCTGGCAGGTCGAGCACGACCTGATCCCCTGCCGCACCCTGAAGGCGCCCGCGTATGGCGTCCTGTCGTTGACGAATGTGCCGGCGGTGCAGACGCTGTTCGGCGGCTGGTCACCGACACCCGGTTCGGTCGCGGAGATGATCGACTCGGCGCTCGCGCTCAGGCGCAAGGAGTATCTCGGCGTCGTGCGTGAGCAGCAGCGCGCCGTCGCTCGCTACTCGTACCGCGAATCGCTGCAGGCCATCGAGCGCGCGCTCGAGCTGGGACGGGAACCGGCCCTTGTCTAAGCGCAGAGCATTCATCACCGGCATCACCGGGCAGGACGGCTCGTATCTCGCCGAACTCCTACTGGAGAAGGACTACCAGGTCTACGGAATGGTGCGCCGCTCGTCGAGTTTCAACACGGCCCGCATCGACCACATCTTCGACGACCTTGAACTCGTCTTCGGCGACCTCGCCGACGGCTCCTCCCTCAACCGTCTGATCCGCACCATCCGCCCCGACGAGATCTACAACCTCGGCGCCCAATCCCACGTCCGCGTCTCGTTCGACATTCCCGAGTACACGGCCGACATAGACGCGCTCGGCACGCTGCGCCTCCTCGACGCGATCCGTGAGTCCGACCTCGCCTGCCGCTTCTACGAGGCCGGCTCGAGCGAGATGTTCGGCAACGCGCCGCCGCCCCAGAACGAGTTGACACCGTTCCAACCGCGTAGCCCCTACGGCGTCGCCAAGGTGTTCGGCTACTGGATCACGCGTAACTACCGCGAGGCGTATCGCATGTACGCGGCCAACGGGATTCTCTTCAACCACGAGTCGCCCCGGCGCGGTGAGACATTCGTGACCAGGAAGATCACTAAGGCTGTCGCTGCCATTCGGCGTGGCGAACAGGACAAGCTAGTGCTCGGCAATCTGGACGCGAAGCGCGATTGGGGGTACGCGCCCGACTACATGCGCGGCGCGTGGATGATGTTGCAGGCCGACGAGCCGGACGATTACGTCCTCGCGACCAGCGAACCGCACTCGGTCCGCGAGTTCCTCGAACAGGCATTCAGTCACGGCCCAATCCGGGACATGTTGGACTGGCGTGACTTCGTGGTGACGGACGAGCGATACCTGCGTCCCGCCGAGATCGACGAGCTGTGTGGTAACGCAGGGAAGGCGAAGAAGAAGCTGGGGTGGGAGCCGACCGTCGGGTTCAAGGAGCTCGTGTGGATCATGGTCGACCACGACCTCGCAGCAGTAGAGGCGCCAGCCCGTGTCTGAGTCCTGCACGCTGGTCGCAGTCGCGGGTGGTGCTATTTACGAGCAATACGCCGAGGCGCTGATGGAGTCGGCCCGCGAGTTCTTCCAGCCGTGCGGCCGACAGGAGTATGTCGTCCTCGACGGACCCTCTGGTTGGCCAGATGGCACGCTTTTGCGCTACCACAGACTGCTGCGCGAGAAGTTCACCAGCACGTATCTCTACATGGTGGATTGCGACATGTTGTGCGTCGCTCCGATTGAAGCCGAAGTCCTGCCGCAGGACGAGGACGGAGTCGTTCTCACCCTCCATCCCGGCTACGTCGGCAAGTCGGCCGAGGAGTTGCCATTCGAGGACCGCCCTGAGTCCGCCTCCTACGTGCCGTTGGAGAAACGGCATCACTACTTCGCCGGCGGATTTGTCGGCGGAGAGCGCCGCGAGTTTCAGGATCTCGCCCGTATGGTCGTGAGGCGAATCGACGAGGACCGCGTTCGCGGAATCACGGCTCGATGGAACGATGAGAGTGGACTCAATGCAGCTGCGGTGGCCTATCGCGGATACAAGTCCTTCCTCTCGCCCGCCTACTGCCATCCGGCCGACTCGTCGTATTACGAACGCGTCGTCTGGACGGAGAAGTACCAGCCGCGGATCCTCGCCCTCGACAAGACACCCGAGCAGCGGGCGCTGACCGGCCGATGAACCTCGAGAGCGACTTCCGCCAGCTGCGACGCCAGCACGAGGAGGTCCTGCGTTTTCTTGCGATCCTGGTTGAGCGTGCCGGCGGCGAGATCCTGCTCCTCCCGAGCGAGTTATCCGAGGATCGACAGCTGAGCAAGGACGACGGCCCGCTAGGCACCGTGCGGCTGATAGCGAAGCGACCGTGAGTGACCTCGCGAGTCAGGTAGTGGAGGCCTTCCCGTTGGCTGTCGGAGGCTATCCGGGAGAGGAGCTTCAATTCATGTGCGACACGATGGAGCGGCTGCGCCCGGACTTCGTTGCCGAGTGGGGTACGGGTTCGGGCTGCTCGGCTCGCATCTTCTGGGAGTGTGACCTGCGCCTGGGCTTTGAGGCAGCCATCAACACGACCGAATTGCCCGACGAGTTGCGAGACCTGGATGGGCAACATCCGGGCGTCAACTGCGGCATGCACATCAAGGACACAGGCGTGTTTGCCTGGCGCGGCGACGGCGTCACCGAGTCGCTGATTCGGTGGAAGCGCCAGCAACCAAGGCGACCGCTGTTCTTCCTCGACGGTGACCATTCGGCCGTGATGGTGACGAGGGAGATCGCCCTGATCCAGCGTCTCGTTCCTGACGCGCCGATGCTGATTCACGACACGAACGGTGCGGGGCCTGGTGACGCGGCTCGCACTTGGGCGGCGATGTACGGCCGCAGCTGGAGCGAGGTCACCGAACGCGTCGGCATGGGTCTGCTCGAATGATTCGTGTCCTTGTCACCGCCTGCACGTCCGGCGACTTGCTTGTCGCGCAAGGGAAAGCGCTGGTCCGGCACATGGCCCACCATCCATACGAACTCCACGTCGTCAACGATGCGCAGGAGGATGAGCACTTCTCGAACAACTGGAGACGCGGCACGGTTGCAGAGATCACCGCGGCCTGTCTGCCAATCGGAGCACAAGAGCATCGCTTCCCGCAGGAGTGGCACACCGACCGGCGCCAGGTCTTTCCCAACGAGCCAGAGGAATTCGCCAACGTCGAGAACGCGAACACGCGCTGCGCTGACGCCGTCCAGTTCGGCGTCAACCTGCTGCTCGGTGAGTCGGATGAGCCGATCCTGATCCTCGACGCCGACATGGTCCCGTACAGCCCGGTCGAGCCGAAAAACCTCCTGGCCATCAAGCCGATCTGGGGTGTGCCGCAGACCCGCGACGGGATCATCTACCTCTGGAACGGCCTGCTCCTCGTCGACCCGAGGCGAGCGGCTGGCATGGGCCTTTTCAATCTCGACTGCGCCCACATCAATGACACGCCCTGCGACGTCGGGGGCATGCTCTACCTCTTCCTCAAGGCGAACCAGGGCGGCTTCGGTTCCTTCGGGATCTGCTCGGCTCGTGCTCATACCTTCTCGGCGAACGGCGCTCTTCCTGACCGTTTGCAGGACTTCTTCCGCTGGGACTCCAACACACAGCACGACCACTACCGAGCCAGCGAGACGTACGGCGGCATCTTCGTCCACCTCGGCGGCGGTGGCAACTGGGAGGTCCGCGACAAGGACGAAGCGGATGAACGCCTGCGCAGGTTCATCGAGGCGGTCTCGTGACCGATGTTCTGGTTACCGGAGGCGATGGCTTTCTCGGCGGCCACGTCGTCGAGCGGTTCCAGCGCGAGGGGTACAGGGTCATGGCCCCGAGCAAGGACGACTACGACCTGACCAAAGAAGGCGACACGCAGTGGCTGTTCGGACTGAAGCCAGACATCGTCGTCCACCTTGCCGCCCAGGTCGGAGGCATCGGAGCCAACCAAGCCAACCCCGGACTCTTCTGGTACGCGAACCTGATGATGGGCCTCAACATTCTCGAGCAGGCGCGGCTCGCTGGCACGAAGAAGGTCGTCATCGTCGGCACCATCTGCGCCTACCCGAAGCTCGCACCGATCCCGTTCCGCGAAGAGGACCTCTGGAACGGCTATCCCGAGGAGACGAACGCCCCCTACGGGATCGCGAAGAAGGCGCTCCTTACCGGGGCGCAGGCCTATCGCGAGCAATACGGGTTGAACGCGATCTACCTCTTGCCGGTCAACCTGTACGGGCCGGGCGACCACTTCGACCTGGAGAACTCGCATGTGATCGCCGCCCTGATCCGCAAGATGGTCGACGCCGTCGAGCAGGGTGCGGATACGGTGACGCTCTGGGGTGACGGCACCCCCACCCGAGAGTTCCTCTATGCGCCCGATTGTGCCGATGCGATCCTGCTCGCCACCGAACGCTACGACGAACCCGACCCCGTCAACCTCGGCAGTGGCCAGGAAGTAGAGATAGGCGCCCTTGCCAGCACGATCGCCGGGTTCGTCGGCTTCGAGGGCGAGATCCTCTGGGACAAGTCTCGGCCTAACGGGCAGCCGCGCCGAAAGCTCGACGTGTCGCGCGCAAAGAAACGATTCGGCTTCAAGGCGTCCACCGATCTCAAGGACGGCCTGCTGGAGACGATCGAGTGGTACACGAGCCAACCGCGATGAAGCGCGTCCTCCTCACCGGAGCGGGTGGATTTGTGGGGCACCATTTTCTCGAACATGCCCTGGAAAACACCGACTGGGAGATCATCTGCCTCGACTCGTTCCGGCATCGCGGCAAGACGAGCCGGATCCGTGAGGTGCTTGATGCACACGATCGCACGCCGCAGGGCCGATCCTCATTCACTTGGAGAGATCGGGTCACCGTCCTCACCCATGACCTCCGTGCCCCGATCGACGCGCAGCTCGCTGAGCGGATCGGCGAGATCGACTACCTCGTCTCGATCGCGTCAGAATCCCATGTCGACCGCAGCATCACCGAGCCGCGCAGCTTCATCGAGAACAACGTCCAGCTCGTCCTGACCCTGCTCGACTACGTGCGCGAGCATCCGGTCGAGAAGTTCCTGCACGTCTCGACGGACGAGGTGTACGGACCAGCCTCGGTCGGTCACAACCACGTCGAGGGCGAGCCGCACCGGCCGTCCAACCCGTACTCGGCGTCGAAGGCGGCGCAGGAGGACATCATCTACTCGTACTGGCGGACGTACGGGTTGCCGGTTGGGATCTCCAACACCATGAATATCATCGGCGAGCGCCAGGACCCCGAGAAGTTCGTGCCGCTCGTCCTGTCGAAGGTGCTGGCCGGCCAGACCGTCCCAATCCACGCGAGCGTCGACGAGTACGCCCGGCCGGTCAGCATCGGGTCGCGCTACTACCTCCACGCCCGCAACCAGGCCGACGCTCTGCTGTTCCTGCTTCGGACGCAGCCGTTCCCCATCTACGCGGATAGCACTGAGATGGGACGCTGGAACGTGGTCGGGGAGCGCGAGGTCGACAACCTGAAGATGGCCGGGATGATCGCCACCTACGCGAACCGCAAGATCGACTACGAGCTCGTCAACTGGCACGAGAGCCGGCCAGGCCATGATCTCAGATATGCCCTTGACGGATCGAGGATGGCAGCACTCGGCTGGAAGCCTCCGATCCCTTTGGCCGAGTCACTCCGACGCACCGTTTGCTGGACACTGGAGAATCGTCGATGGCTGATGTGAGCGACATCTGCGAGGCCGAGCTCGATCTGGCGATGATCGTCTCCGACGTCGTTTGGGTCGTCGAAGAGGCGTTGCGTCTCTACCCGAAGTACCTGACCGACTCGTTCGTCCTCTCGGTGTACGACAACTCGAACGACGCGAAGGTGGCCTGGGACATCCAGCAGCTTTGCAAGGCCCAAGGTGCGCGCTACACGCGTGTCCCGCTGCGGGCTGCGAGAGACGGGAAGCGGCTACACGAGGACGCTCTTCACCACGCCTGCGCGGACCTGATGAACCGGCAGGCGCCCGTGCTCGGCTTCTTGGACCACGACGTCTTCCCATGTCGCCCAACGTCGTTGCTTGCCCTCGTCGAACCGTGTGGCTTCTTCGGCGTCGGCCAGCGCAATGGCGAGAACGGCCAGGTCTACCTCTGGCCCGGCTTCGTATTCTTCCGCCGCGATTGGTTGGATGGCCGTATGCCCGACTTCGACAGCCTCCCTGGCGTCGACACGGGCGCGCAGCTCGCGAACCTCATCACCGAGGAACAACTCAACGCTTTGCCGCCGATCTCGTACGGCTACGACTGGATCAGGACCACGAACGGCACGACGCACTCGGACGCGGTCGAGCGCATCTCAGACTTCGTGCACCTGACGAATACGACCCACTGGAACCGAGTGCCGAACTGGGGCCAACGCGAATCCCTCATGCGGCAGCTGGTGGCGGCGCTATGACCTCTGTCACCGTCGCGATCCCTTGCTATGGCCAGGCTGACACGCTTGACCGCGCCCTTGAAAGTGCTCTCGCCCAGACTTGGCCCGCGCTGGAGGTCATCGTGGTCGACGACGGCTCACCGCCCGACGAGGCCAGCGAGATCGCCGGCATCTGCACGGGCCACACCGACGTGCGCCTCGTCCAGGTCACGAATCGCGGGCTCGCCGGCGCCCGGAACGTCGCACTGATGCTCGCGGAGGGAGACGCCTTCCTGCCGCTCGACGCGGACGATTGGATCGACGAGCACTACATCGAGAAGACCGTGCCGCTGCTCAAGAACGCCGACGTCGTCGTGCCGGGTCTGCAGGAGCACGGGCCGACCAGGAACGGCACCTACGGGCCTGGCTTCGATCGCCGTATCGAAGATGTCACGCTCGACGTGATGTGGCAATACAACCGCTGCTATTACGCCAGCCTCTACCGCGCGAAGATGCTGCGCTGCGTCGGCGGCTGGAACGCGAAGATGACGCTCGCGCTCGAGGACTACGACCTCCACGTCGACCTCATGATGCGCGGCGCCCGCTATGTCGGCTGCTACGAGACACTCTTTCACTATCAGACGAAGGACGACTCCATGCTGCAACGTGCCCATCAGACCGGAGGCTACGAGCAGATGGTCGCCGAGATGAAGCGTCACCACCGCTACGGCGACGCGCCCCAGCCGATACAGGGCGTGCCGCGAGCAAAGACGGTCGAGGAAGCACGCCAGATACGCAGCGTCGGACTTTCCCGGCTGCGCGATAGTCTCGACTCGTGAGCAGCGGCCTCCCCGAGTACACCGTCCCCCGCAACGGCAACGGGGACATTCGCCACATCGTCGGTGACTTCGGGCCTCGCGAACTCGTCACGATGAGCAAGGCCGCCACGCCGCAATCGCGCGGCAGTCTCGGTCTCGGCGGCGACATCTACGAGGAGCTCGGCCGCTCCGGTCTCAGACACTGGGGCGGCTTTGTCTTCGAGGAGTGGCTGCGCGAGCTTCAGCAAGGGCGACGTGCCGCCGAGGTCTACCGTGAAATGCAGGACCAGGATCCGATCATCGGCGCGATCATGTACGCGATCACGATGCTCATGCGCCGCGTGACCTGGTGGTGCGAGCCAAAGGGATCCCAGCAGGCCGAGTGGCTCTGGGGCGTCTTGAACGACATGCGCACCTCCTGGCCGGACACGATCACCGACATCATCTCGTTCCTCGGCTACGGCTACTCGTGGCAGGAGACGGTCTACAAGAAGCGGAACGGCGAGAACCGTGACTCGAGCCTCAACTCCCGCTTCGACGATGGTCAGATCGCCCTCGCTGGACTACCGGGGCGCTCCCAGGACTCGCTCTGGAAATGGGTGTTCGATGACACCGGCCAGATCGAGGGCTTGATCCAGAACCCGCCGCCCGACTATTTGCTGCGGTTCATTCCGACAGAGAAAGCCCTGCACTTCCGTACGACGATTTTCAAGCAAAATCCGGAAGGGCGGGCTCTCGCAGCCGACACCCCAGTTCCTACGCCGGATGGATGGCGCCGCATGGACGAGTTGAAGGTTGGTGACTTCGTTTACGATGCCGAAGGGGAACCCACCCCTGTCGTCGGAGTAGCGTCCTGGGATGACCGTCCGTGCTACGAGGTCGTGCTGACAGAGGGGCAATCCATCGTCGCGGACGCGAACCATCTGTGGTCAGTAACGAAGACTCATTCGCGCGAACGCAAGCATCTGCTGACGACGCAGCAGATGGCCGAGCATCTCGAGACTCATAGCAGACCGCATTTCTCGTTCGGGATGACACCGCGTTTGCGAGGCACAACGACTCATCTGCCTCTCGACCCGTATGTGCTCGGATATTGGCTTGGGGATGGCAACGCTCGAGACGGTCGCATTTCATACGGTGAGCGCGACCTTCCTCATCTAGTCGACCAGATCCGCCTCGCTGGTTTCGAGCACACCGACTACGGCAGCGGCTATCTTGGTGTCGCCGGTCTTCGCACGGTCCTAAGAGGGCTTGGACTGCTCGGCAACAAACATGTGCCAAGGATGTACTTGCAGGCCGACCCGGACGCGCGACTTGCTCTCCTGCAAGGACTTATGGACTCAGATGGCGCGATCGGAAACATCGGAAGCTGCATGTTCTTCAATAGCGATCGGAGACTGATCGCTGATTGTGAAGAGTTGGTGCGATCCCTCGGTGGGATACCGCATGTTCAGGTAACAACAAAAGCTGGTCACTTCGCGGGCATGTTGAATGGGCGCGCAGTGGTAGCGACGAAGCCGAACTACCGCGTACATTTCGCCCTAGATCGCTGGGTATTTCGTCTTGAGCGCAAGCGGGAGCGGCAAGTTCTGCGTCGTAGTCACAAGTCCTCGGCGCACATGGTCAGTCGCATTGAGCCAGCCCCGAGACAGCGCACGGTCTGCATTCAGGTTGGCGAGCCAGGTGGGCTATTTCTTGCAGGGCGCGCAATGGTACCCACCCATAATTCGATACTTCGCAACGCGTACAGAGCTTTCTACTTCACCCGCAACCTCCAAAACCTGGAGGGCATCGGGATGGAGCGCGACCTCGCTGGTCTGCCGATGTTGCATCCCCCGCCAGGCGTCGACATCTGGGATTCGAACGACCCGGCGATGGCCGCGATGCGGACGCTCGCCCAGAACGTCGTTTCGTCGATTCGCCGCGACGAGCAAGAGGGGATCGTGCTGCCGGACGGCTGGGTGCTCGAACTGCTGACGACGGGCGGCACACGCCAACTCGACATCAGCGGCGCGATCTCGCGCTACGAGAACCGAATCGCAACCTCCGTCCTCGCCGACCTCGTGATGATGGGCCAGGACAAGGTCGGCTCATACGCGTTGGCGGTGACGAAGAAGGACCTGTTCGCCGCGTCGCTCGGCGCGTATCTGGACATCATCTCGTCGGTGATCAACACGCAGCTGGTGCCGCGCCTCTGGGCGCTGAACGGATTCACGATGCCGCAGCCGTCCCTGGCGCACGGAGCGGTGGAGACGGTTGACCTGGACACACTCGGCAACTACATCATGCGGCTCGGCCAGTCCGGAGCCCCGATCGACTGGGAGACGGTGCTGCCGTGGGCGATGAACCAGGGCGGCCTGCCGGAACCAAAGGAGGGCCACGATTTCTCGCCGCGAGTGGTGACGCGGCCGGGTCCGGACACGCCGGCGTCGGACAGGCTGACAGCAAAATGAGAGACGGCACGCTCAACGCTGCGACCTGGGATCAGGATGATCTTGACCGCGTCGCGGAGATGACCAACCGGCTTGAGCCGATGCGGATTGGCAAGGGCACGGCACCGAAGGCGGCAGGAATCGCGGTGAGGGCTAAGAACACGAGGCGCGTGTTGATGATTCAGCGCTCGACCTCAGATCCGAAAGACCCTGCGGCGGGCAAGTGGGAATTTCCGGGCGGCAAACTTGAGGACGGCGAGCATCCTTACGACGGTGCGCGTCGCGAGTGGCAAGAGGAAATGGGACTGCGCCTGCCGAAGGGCGAGCACGCGGGCCAATGGCGCAGTGGCATCTACCACGGATTCGTCCATCAGGTCCCAAATGAGGATTCCGTCAAGCTGAACCTCGACCCGGAGGACCGGCGCGTGCTCAATCCGGATGATCCTGACGGCGACGACGTCGAGGTCGCAGCCTGGTGGCATCCCGACGACATGAAGCGTAGCCCTGCAATCCGTGATGAGCTACGTGCTTCTCGTCCCTGGACGAAGGTTGCGAAGGGAGACGCGCGTCCGACGACGCTGCACCTGCGCGTGCACGGTGTCTCCAACGCCCCCGGCGGGATGCGCGTCTACCGGATGGCTTCTCGCGACGGTCACTACGTCGGTCGCACCCTGCCAACGCGCGTGCGCGCTCGCAAGGGCGACGTGCTCAAGGTCGAGACCGGCGACTTCCTCCAGGACGTGCAGGGGGACATGCGCTGGGTCAATCCGAACGTCGTCTCCCATTACTCCGATGCTCCCCACTCCTGGCGCGAGCTCGCCGCACTCGCCGGTGGGGAGTTAGCCAAGGATGGCGCCGACGGTCCCGCCGGAGACATACCCCCTGCCGGCGATCTCGGCGCCTCCTCGGCGCTACCGTCATCCCAGACGCTCGGCGAGGTCGGACCCGGACTGGCGAGCGTGCATGTGAACGTGCCGCTCCCGGATATCTCGGTCTCCTATGTCGGTCAGGGACGCAAGCGCAAGGACGAGTCGGTGCTGCGCGGCGAGTTTCTGCCCGTGCGTAAAGCCGACCAGTGGAAGCAACTCGCCTGCGGCGTCGTGCTCGAGCCGAACGCGATGGATTCGCAGGACGACTTCATGCTCCCGAAGCACGTCGAGAAGGCCGCCCACGCCTACATGAAGCGGATCATCCGCGGCAAGGCGACCGTCGCCAAGCTGCAGCATCGCACGCAGGGCTTCAAGCGCGACGGCAAAGGTGTGATCCCCGTCGAGTCGTTCATCGCGCCCACCGACTTCAGCTACGACGGCAAGGAAATGATCAAGGCCGGAAGTTGGGTCATGGTCATGCACGTCGAGGACGACGCCCTCTGGCAGGACTTCCTCGACGGGAAGTACACCGGGTTCTCGGTGGGCGGCACGGGTGTCAGGCGCTCGCTTCAGGGCGCCGATTACGGACCCGAGGTGCCACGCGCTTACATGCCGCAGGAGCCTGCCGACTGGCAGGTTCAGCCGCACCCGGATCTGCTCGGTTCGCTGCTCATCTAAATCTTGCCGATAAGGCGGGGCGTGAACCTGCTTGAGGACGTGGACACGGATGAGGTCAGTCCGGTCAAAAGAGCCGCAAACAAGCGGCGTTTCGTCTTGAAGGGAGACGCCGACGTGGATGCAGAGATCAGCGACATCATGGCCGTGCCGACCTCGTTCGAGGGCGCGATGCTCGACGGCCTGCGCGCCGATGGCGCCGACGAAACGGTGCAGAAGGCCGCTGTCGCAGCCGTTCGTCTGCTCAAGGGTGTCGAGGGGGATTTGCCGGAGCCGCTGCGCGAGATGGTCGAGAAACTCGGCAGCGAGATGTACACGCGCCGCAACGCGCCGCTGAACACGACCTCTACAGCCCCGGAAGACTCCGAGAACGAACTGACCGGGGAAGCCTCGGGCGGCGGAGAGTTGCCGACCTGGAAGGCGGACTACGACGAGGACGAGGACGACGAAGACGTTGCGAAGGAGTTCGCGGCAGTCTCGGCGGTCACGAAGCGCACGTTCACCGCCGACCAGCGTCGCGCCGCAGCCTCGAGTGGCGCTGCGATGCCGGGTGGCCGCTACCCGATCGAGAACCGCAGTGACCTCGACAACGCGATCCACGCCGTCGGCCGCGGCAAAGGCTCGCACGACGCGATCCGCGCTCACATCCGCAGCCGCGCCAAGGCGCTCGGCGCCACGGACGCGCTCCCCGGCGACTGGAAGGTCTCCAAGGAAGACGAGACCGATGAGACGCTCGTCCGGCGCGTGATCAAGGCTTTGAAGGGCGAGTCGCAGGACACGCGCGACACCCCGGCAGACGAGAACGGCGAGCCGGCCGTACCGGACGACGACCCAGACGATCTGAAGAAAGCCAACGAAGAGGAGGGAGGCACCGTGGGGACCCCAGCAGTGCCGGTTCTGAAGGAAGACGGGACGTGGGACCTCGACGGCGTCCCCGACGAGCAGCGCGCCACTCTCGAGCCCGTGTTCAAGGCGCAGGAGGCCATCATCAGCGAGTTGAAGGACACGCGCGAGCGGCTCGAGAAGTCCGAGCAGGCCCTGGCCGAGAAGCAGTACATCGCGAAGGCCAAGGACGAGCTGCCGGCGCTCGCGGCAGCCGACAAGCTCGGCCCGGTGCTCAAGGCCGCAGCCGAATCGCTCGCCGAGGAGACCTTCGGCGAGCTGGAGGCGATCCTCAAGGCCGCGAACGAGCAGGTCGAGACGGGCGACCTGTTCAAGGAGCTTGGCCGCACCGCCCTCACCAGCGAGGACACCGCCGGCGATGCCTGGTCGCAGCTCGAGAAGGCCGCCGAGGCGATCGTCGAAAAGGACGGCGAGACCCTCACTCGCGAGCAGAAGATCGACAGGGTGCTCAAGACCGAGGAGGGTCAGAAACTCTACGCCCGTTACCAGGGCGAGACCTACCACATGGGCGCCGCGAACCTGACCGGCATGAGAGGGGAGGCGGCGTAAATGGCAGGACCTGCCTACGGCACCAACGTCGGTCTCGACACCACGCTCCTGACCGACATCGACATGACGGGCAACCAGTTCAAGTTCGTCGTGCTCGGCTCCGACGGCTACATGGACGTCTGCGGCGCGGGCGCACTCGCGTTCGGCGTCATCCAGGACACCCCCGTCGGCACCGCGGGCACCCCGCTCGCCTCCGAGGTGAGGTTCCTGGGCGGCACGAAGGTCCAGGCGGGCGGCACGTTCAACGCAGGTGACAAGCTCTCGTCCGACTCGGCCGGGAAGGCAGTAGCCTACACGGGAGCGACCGTGTTCACCGGGACGCCTTACACCGTCTCCGGAAGCCAGGTACTAGGAATCGCGGAGCAGGCAGGCGCCTCCGGTTCCTACACCGCGATGCTGTTCAGGCCGAGCGGCCTGGCGGCGTAGAGGCTGCTGCGTGTCGTCTGTCGCTCTCCGTGACGAAGGCAAGATCCGCGTCGTACCCCGGCGGCGGTTGGAAGCCGGGGTACGTACGACGAGTCCAGGTCACGGCCTTTGTGGGCTTTCGCGCCCTAAGAAGGCGATGGACCAGTTCGTGGCAGTCGAAGCAGAGGCAGACGAGGTTTTCGGCGGCGTTGTTCTTCCCGTCAAGGTCGATGTGGTGAATGTGGATCTTGGCTTGACCAAAGTGCGTTCCGCAAATCACGCACCGCTTCCTGTCTCGTTCCCACGCCTCCATGCCGCCAGGTCGGTAGAGCCACTTGATTGTTCGCTCCCGCTTCGCCAGAGCCACACCTGTGGTGAGCGGGCCGGCCTTAGTGCGTTCCTTGTGACGCTGCGTAGCACGGTCTCTCTGCTTGTCGAGTTGCTCAATCCGGTGGACTGCGCAGAACTGTCGCGAGACCGGCGCATCGACACGCTCATCGCAGTAGAAGCAAAGTCCCAGACGGCGGCGCTCGGCACGTACAGCCTGGGATCTCTTTGCAAGACGCTCGAGACATGGCTCGCAGTAGGCCCGGTTCGCTTTAGCAGGTCGGTTGCAGCCAGCAGCACACAGTCCACGACCAAGGCGAATCGCCTTGTAGACCGTTCCGGGATGGAGGTTCATTCGTCGCGCCACTTCCTGCGCGTTTCCAAGCTGTTCGTAGAGATCCAAGATCGCGTTGCGGTCTGCTGGGATGCGCTTCGGCATAGGAGCCACTCCCTTCTAGTAGGTCCCATCATCTTACATGAACTGAGGGGAGGCGAGTCCGATTCCTGAGCCGCAGTTGTCTAGCGTACATGTTAACAGACCGTTAACAAATATCTCACAGGCGTATATGCAAGACGCCTCCGACTACATCGCCGACAAGATCTTCCCGATCGTGCCGGTGCAGAAGCAGTCCGACCGCTACTTCGTCTACACGAAGGGCGACTGGTTCCGCGACGAAGCACAGCAGCGGGCACCGGGAACCCCGTCGGCAGGGTCCGGCTACAACCTCGACAACACGCCGTCCTACTACGCCCCCGTCTGGGCGATCCATAAGGACGTCGACCCGCAGATCCGGGCGAACTCGGACGTGCCGCTGAACGCCGACCGCGACGCGACCCTGTGGACGACGCACCGGATCATGCTCAAGCGGGAGATCATCGTCGCGCAGACGGTGATGGCGACGAGCACCTGGACGGGCTCCACGACGGGCGGCGACATCACCCCGTCGCCGCAGTGGAATCTCGCCAACTCGACGCCGCTCGAGGACATCGAGGCGCAGATCTGGGCAGTTAAGCAGGTGACCGGCAAGTTCCCCAACCGCTTCGTGCTCGGCCCGCGTGTCTGGGAGGTCCTGAAGAACCACGACGAGATCGTGCAGAGGATCAAGTACACGCAGCGCGGCATCACGACGCCGGAGCTCTTGGCGTCGCTGATCGCCCCGCCTGGCGTGCCCGACTTCCAGGTTCTCGTCGCCGCGGCGATCTACAACAACGCGGCGGAGGGGGCGGCGGACAACTTTCAGTTCATCACCCCGACGAAGGACGCGCTGCTGCTCTACGCAGAGCCGGAGCCGGGGATCATGGTTCCGTCCGCCGGCTATATCTTCACCTGGGTCGGACTGCTCGGCGCCGGGGCCTTCGGGTCTCGCGTCTCGCAGATTCCGATGCCGTGGCTGGGGATCGGCACCGTCCGGGTCGAGGCCGAACTCGCCTTCGCCTGCAAGATCGTCGGAGCTGACCTGGGTTCGTTCTTCCTCAACGCGGTCTCCGTCTAGTCGAGATGGCTCACGTCGAATTCGACTGGGTAGCCAAGAAGCCGTTCCAGGCCGAGCATCCGCTCGGCTCTGGGACGGTCGTTACCTACGCTCCCGGAGACCGTGTCCCCGCGAACGACTGGGGCCAGGCGGCGCATCACATGGAGGGGAACGACACGATCACGCGCATCGCGATCAACGTCGCCGATCCCGGTGATGACGTCGCGGGCGCCCGACCGGCGTCTCCTCCGCCGTACGGCCTGACCGACCCGACGCGCCAGTATCTTGCTTACGAGGGCAAGGCCCCGATCTCGCTCGAGGAGCCCAAGTTGGAGGCACCAGAGGACGAGGAGCCGCCGGAGCAGGAGATCAAGTACCCGAACCATCTCGGCGGCGGCACCTACGAGTTGTCGGACGGGATGCACGTTCGCGGCAAGCGTCGGGCTGTCTCAGCCCAGGCAGCCCTGGACAAGGGGTAGTCGGTGGCTGTGCTGGCCGTCCAGGCCGCGGTCACTAGCGCGGGCCAGCAGATGCGTGTACACAACGGTTCTGGCTCGTAGGGGCGGCTAGCGGTGGCTCCTTCGCCGCGCGTGCAGACGGCTAACGACGATGTGCCGGTCGATGCTGTTGATGTCGACTGGGTTCTGACTCTGAACGACGATTTGGAGCCGAACTGGAAGCCGAGCCAGGGCGGAGGCGGCGGTTCGGGGAATACGCGTCCGGTTCAGCAGGTGGATCACATGCTGGTGGTCGGTGATGCGGTGCGTTTTGACGGCACGAACTATGTGAAGGCGCAAGCTGATTCGGCGGCTGACGCGGAGGTGGTTGGTCTTGTTTCTGCGGTCGCAGACGCGAACCATTTCACGTTGCAGCTGTCGGGGTATATCACGGGCCTGTCCGGGTTGACGCCGGGCGACGTGTACTTTCTGTCAGCGACGACTCCGGGGGCGTTGTCGCCTACGGATCCGGCGACGGTGGGGCAGGTGTCGAAGCCGTTGTTGATCGCGGATTCGTCGTCGTCGGGGTATCTGTTCAACTTCCGGGGTGAGGTGATCGCGGCCTCGGGCGGCGGTTCGCTGCCCGACCCGTGGACAGCCGACAACACCAGCGGCGAAGTCACCGCGGCGGTCGATGCTGGCAGTAAGACACCGCTCCAGATCGACGGGCTCGACAGCCAGAGCGGGGATCTGTTCAAGGCGTTTTCTCCCGGCCTCGGTTACTACTTCATCGCCAGCGACATCGGCTGGCTAATCCAGGGCGACGGCGTCACAGTCACGGAGATCGTGTTCACCGACGATGGCCCATCGTCACCTCTCTCCGTAGATCTAGTTGGAACGACGCTGACCGTCCACTATGCGACCGACTCCGGCGACACGCCTATTAGCACGCTTGACGAGATTTTCACGGCGATCCGCGGCGTAACGCTGGTGCTCAGCTTCACCCTCTTGCCGGGATTCAACAACTCCTTCGTACCGAGCAAAGAGGCCACCTATCCATTCACCTATCGAGGCAGCAGTGTCTTCCGAGTTACGTCTGGCGGCGCAGTCTCCATCGAGTCGGGCAACCCCGACGAGGCTTGTCTCTCCGTCGTGGGAGCGGGCGAAAACCAGACGAACTACCTGCTCTACGTCAGCTGTAACGGATACGGCATCTTCGTCAACGCGCACGGCACCCTCCTCACCGCCAACGACGCCGACAACGACGCCGTCAACGTCTACGTCAACGATGGAGTGGACATCGGATTCGCCATTCGAGGACACGGCGAAATCGACATGCCGCTCCTACCCACCGCAGACCCTCACGTCGCCGGGCGTCTCTGGAACTCGGCGGGGACGCTCAAAGTGAGCGCCGGGTAGGGCATCGAATCGAGCCTCGGTAACCCATGAGCAACTCAGCATTTGAAGCCGTAACCGGGGCGCAAGGCGCAACCGGCCCTACTGGGCCAACTGGCGCCGACAGTACCGTCGCTGGCCCGACAGGGCCAACAGGTGATGTTGGCGCGACGGGTGCGACCGGGCCGATTGGACCCACCGGAGCAACGGGGGCCGACTCGACCGTTCCGGGTCCGACAGGAGCGACTGGCCCAACCGGGGTTACTGGCGTCACCGGCGCAGTTGGTCCGACTGGCGCGATTGGACCCAGCGGCGCGACCGGACCCACGGGCGTCGGCAGCACAGGGCCGACTGGCGCTACGGGCGCGGCTGGTGTCGCAGGCCCGACAGGCCCAACGGGTCCGACAGGCATCGGCGCTACGGGCGCCACGGGACCCACAGGAGGGGCCGGAGCAGCAGGTGCCACCGGGCCGACGGGTCCAACGGGAGTAGGCACGACGGGTGCTACTGGTCCCACAGGAGCGACGGGAGCCGCAACAACCGGACTGATCCTCTACTTCCAGAACGTCGCTTCCGGAATCTCGACCTACGATGTGATCGCTGACACTCCTTCCGGCGGTACGGAAGCAGACGCATCCGTCTCCGTCGCGTCCGCCGACGGTGAGAAGCTGATCCAAGCGTTCGCGTCCCCGGTCGGCTTCCCTGGGATCGTCCAACTCGATCCGGGCCTCTGGAAGTTCGACTTCTGGACCTATGTCGACACGATCGTCGGTGTCACCCAACTCGTCTTCCGCGTCTATCAGCGGACCGCTGGCGGGAGCGAGACGGAGATTTTCAACGTCGCCTCGACTGGCGGTCTGATCTCGACCTCGGTGGCCGAGGAACTGCTTAGTTACACCACTTCGACAGCGACGGTGTTGGCTGCGACCGACCGAATCGTGGTCAAAGTATTCGCGAAGACCACGTCGGCTGTGGCGCGGACGGTGCATTTCGTCTTCGACGGCAACACGCACGCCTCGAATGTGGCGTCCCCGATCACGGAGGGCGCGATCGGTGCTACAGGGCCGACGGGGCCTGCAGGTTCGACTGGCCCAACCGGAGCCAGCGGCGCGACCGGCGCTGCTGGGCCTACGGGAGCGACAGGACCTACGGGCGTCGGAACCACAGGCGCAACCGGGCCGACAGGACCTACCGGGGCCACTGGACCAACAGGACCTGGCATCACTCGTTCCGCCCGTTCATCCAACACGATCCTCGCTGCCGGTGATCTCGGCGCTGTCATTTGCGCTACCTCCGCGTACACCCAGACAATCACCGCTGCGGCGACGCTCGGCGCAGGCTGGTGGTGCATCATCAAGAACGACACCCAAGGCGGCACGACCGTCCTTGTCGTCGATCCCAATGCCTCCGAGACGATCGACGGACTCACCACGATCACGATGTACTCGGGCGAGACACGCCTGATCGAGTGCAACGGCGCGAACTTCTTCTCCCAGCTGCTTGATGGAGGCTATGCGAAATTTACGCCGACGGGCGGCAACTTTATCGTCCCTACAGGCATCGAGAAGATCCAGGTTGTCTGCATCGGTGGTGGCGGCCAGGGCGGCGGCGGTGCTTCCTGCGTTTCAACCAACAAGACTGGCGGCTCTGGCGGTGGAGGCGGTGGGGTCGCGATAGCTCACCCGACAGTTGCCTCACTCGGAGCCGCGGGAACAACGATTACCGTCACCGTCGGCGCAGGCGGTTCGGGCGCAGGCGGCGGGGGAGCTTCTGGTGCGGGCGCGAACGGATCGAACGGCGCCAATGGGGCCGCGACCACATTCGGCACCCTGGTAAAGGCCGGTAGTGGCGCTGGGGGTCCTGGCGGCACGGCCGCTGGTGTAGCAGGCGGCTGCGGCGGCTCAGCCTTCAACGCAGCCGTCGTCGGCACGGCAGGCACTCCAACAGCTGCGTCTGCAACAACCGCCGCAGGCGGTCAGTCGGCACTAATCAACGGTGCCAACACGGCCGGTAACGCAACCGAGTTCGGGGGCGCTGGCGGCGGCTCCTGTGGTCTCGCAGGGCCGCAGCAGGGCGGCGGCAGCATCTTCGGAGGCCCAGGCGGCGGCTCAGGTGGCGCAGCCAGCGCAGGCAACGTCGGCTCGGTGGGGGCGGCGGGAGGCAACAACCAGTCCTACTCAACCGGCGGCGGCGGCGCTCTCGGTGGCGGTGGCGCTACTCCGGCCCAGGGCGGCGACGGAGGCCAAGGCCCAACACCGTATTGCGGCCAGGGCGGCGGGGGCGGTGGCGGAGGCACCGCGGTCGCAGGCAAGAACGGCGGCGCTGGCGGCGTTGGGGCTGGCGGCGGCGGAGGGGGATGTTCGTCTAGCGCATCCTCCTCAGCAGCGGGCGGTACGGGCGGAGTTGGTGGCGCTGGCGAATGCCGCATCTGGTACTCGTAAAAGGAGGAGGCATGTTCAGACGACTTAGGCCATCACCCGCACTAATCGTCGCCATGATTGCACTGTTCATTTCGCTTGGAGGTGTCGCAGCGGCCGACACTGGTCTGCTTCCGTTCAGCCTGGCGAACAACGCTGGGCAGACCGGACTGTCAGTTGACTCGTCCGGCCAGACATGGATTCACGCGACTGGCTCGAACACGGCACGACTGATCCTCTCGGCGGATGGGTACAACACCGCCGACACGCTGATCTCGGAGATCGGCTCGAGCCCCGTTGCCTCCATCTCTAGTGGCGGCGAGCTCGAGTCGTACAACTACTACGTCTACCCCGATACGCCGCGCCTGTCGGTGCGTGACACCAACGACAACTTCATCGGTGGGATCACCGGCTCGGGTGCGATCGTTACGTCATCCCATGCGGCTCCGTGGGCGCAGGACATGAGAGACGGCTCAGCCTGGATCTGGTATGACCAAACTCCAGTGACCGGCGGTTTGATGGTCAGCGAGAAGGATTCGGCTGGGAACGTCCGCACGATCCGGGTCGGCTAGTTCGTGAGACTCCACCTTCTCGGCTTTCCGCACACGGAGACGACCGCCGAGTTCGCAGGTTGTGCCTACACGGCCAAAGCTCGCCATGCGAGCACGATGTTCAGCCGCGCGGGCCACAAGGTCTACCTCTACGCAGGCGAGAGCAACGACGCCGAATGCACGGAACACATCGCACTGATCAGCGCAGAAGAACGTCAAGACTGGTTTGGACCGCACAGCCCGCAGGTGATGCCGGATGTCGGCTGGGCGGCGTCCGACGACTGGTGGCGCGTCTTCAACGCACGAGCGACGCTCGCGATCCGGGAGCGCGCCCAGCCGCATGACCTGCTGCTCCTTTCGACGAGCTGGGCACAGAAGCCCATCGCGGACGCCTTCCCAGAGATGATGGCCGTCGAGTATGGCGTCGGCTACGAAGGCATCACGGGGACACTGCATTGCGCGTTCGAGTCGTACGCCTGGATGCACCATGTCTACGGACTGCGCGGAATCAAAGACGGACGACACTTCGACGCCGTCATCCCCAACTTCTTCGATCCGGACGAATTCCCTCACCTGAACCAGGGAGACGGCGACTATCTGCTCTACCTGGGTCGTATTACGCCGCGCAAGGGCGTCCAGGAGGCCATTGAGATTGCCGGGGCAGCCGGGATGCGGCTCGTCGTGGCCGGGCCGAACCAGTCCCGCCGTGGCAGCGTGGATGAAGTAGACCTGTCCGCCCCGCACGTCGAGTACGTCGGCCCTGTCGACATCGAAACTCGCGCCGAGCTGCTGACTGGTGCGCGAGCGCTTCTCTGTCCAACTCGGTACATTGAGCCGTTCGGGGGTGTCGCAATCGAAGCGATGCTTGCGGGAACCCCGGTTCTTGTCTCGGATTTCGGTGCGTTCACGGAGACGGTCCAGAGCGGCCTCTCTGGCTTCCGCTGCCGCACGCTGGCCGAGTACGTCCAAGCTGTCGAAGACTGCGTGACCCTCGACCCTGAGACCATTCGCGCCTACGCGGTCGGCCGCTATTCGCTCGAGGCCGTCGGGCCGCTTTACGACGCTTGGTTTTCTCGGCTCCTCAGTTTGTGGGGCCGAGGATGGTATGAACTGGCTGACGATAAACTCGCCGAGACGAAGGAGACCGCGAATGCCTGACGACGAGCACGGCCCCGGCAAGAAGATGTACCCGCACAACCAGGAGGCGACCGCCGTGATGGAGCCCGACGTCGACTTCGAGCCGATCGAGGATCCCTTCCTGGCCGAGCCGGCCGTCGGCGTACCGCTCAAGAACGGCCTCCTTCCCGCCGAGGTCATCCCGCCGCTCACATCCGGTCACCTGCCCGACCTCTCACGCGACTACCAGACCGTCGAAGAGAAGGACACGGCAGGTGGCTACGCAGGCCTCGACGCCAACGGGAAACTCAGCCCGTACGCGATCCCGGCCATCGTGCGTGGCCTGCAGGGCGAGCGCGGCCCACAAGGCCCCCAGGGGCCGCGAGGAGACGGTGGCGAGCGTGGCCCGGCCGGACCTGTCGGATCGCCTGGCCCGCGCGGCATGGCGGGCGAGAGGGGCGCACAGGGCGTCCAGGGGCCTCGAGGCGCGAACCAGGATCTGTCCGAGTATGTAAAGCGGCTCTCGTCGCCGCCGACGCTCTCGCTCGGGTCGGAGACGCTGGCGCGTGACGTCGCCTACCTTCTCGCCGAGCTCGGGCTCGTGCGGCTGCAGTAGGGGAATGCGGTGAGATCAGCCGATGAAGAGAAGTTGGGCTGGAGTTCGCCCATCTTGGCGGCGGCCGTTGCAACTGACATGAGCAAGCGAGACGTTGTCGTACGTGTGGTCACCGCCCTTACTGATCGGCACAAGATGGTCCATCGACCAGTTCTTCTTAGTCACGAGCTTTCCACAGATATGACAGCGCCAGCCGTCGCGTTCAGCAAGGATTCGAAGGCGTACCGCCTCAGTTCGTTGTGCCCCACGTTTCCTCGCCTCGTGGCGTCGCTGCACGGCCTTTACGATTTCGCGCGCCTTCTCGGGGTTGCGAGCGCGCCATCTCGCCGTCGCCTGTGCTTGTCGCCGTTTGTCTCCTTCCGGATCTCTAGCGCGACGTTTCGCTGCCGAACGCCGCACACCCTCACGATGTTTTTCAGGGTCGCGCTCGCGCTTCAGGCGCGCCGCCTCGAGGAAGCGATCATGCTCTCTCAGGTACCTCGCTCGATCATACGCCTTGCGAGCCGCAATCTGCTCGGGAGTGCGACGTTCTTTTGCGCGTCTCTTCGCTTCTCGATCTCGCGCCCGGAGTTGAGCAACCTTTTCGGGGGGGAGCTGCGATCGTGGAATCGCCTTTACACGCTCAGGGTGATTCGCCCTGTAGCGGGCATTGGCCTCACGCTGTCGTTGGCGCCTCTCTTCATCAGTGATTCGCGAACGCTTGGACATCTTGGGGTTGCCGTATGAGTTGGACGTACGATCCGACCCAATTAGCGACGAACGAAATCTACCAGGTCCGCAACGAGATCGCTGATGTGGACGTCAATAATCAGCTGCTCGCGGATGAGGAGATCGCCTGGAATATTTCACAGGAACGCGGGTTTTGGAGCGCAGCGGCGCGAAGCGCCGAACAGATCTCCCGACTCCTCCTGCGCAAGGCCGACGTGCGTCTCGGGCGTTCCATGCAGATCACCTACACGCGCGCCGCCGAGCAGTACCTAATGATGGCGAAGGCGCTTCGCTGCAAGGCGCTCGGAACCACGCCGCCATTCGTCGGCGGCATGAGCGTCAGTGACAAGATCGCGTACAGCGAGAACGGTGACCTCGTTGCTCCTCTCTTCGAGAAAACGATGCAGCAGAGCCCGTGGACGGGGGGTTACACGTCCGACTCGCTACCGCCCGTCGGTAACGAGGGCGACACGGCCAGCGGTGACTTCGACGAAGACGACTTCTAGCTGATGAGCGGCCCCGCGACCGCACTCCCTCCCGACATCGCCGAGCTGCTCACGATCAGCTGCCAGTACGAGAAGAACACCGGCCTCGACGGGCACGGCCAGCCGACCTATGCCGCACCGATCACGCTCCAGTGCTGGTGCGAGCAGTCCGGCTTTGTCGCAGGCGGCCTCGAGGCCGTACGTCGGGCCGCCAACACGACCGTCGACGTCGAGTTCGATCTCTACTTCAACGGCTCCGACGCGAACGTCCAGGGTTTCACCGTGCTCGACCGTTTCAGCATTCCGGTGGTCGGGATCGAAGGCCGCAAACCACAAGCACTCTTCCTCGCCACGGAGTTCGGGCCACCCTTTGACAATCAGGCGCCCTGGCTCGTCAAGGTGACGCTCTAATGGCCGGCGAGTTCGAGGCTGCCGGAGAAGATCTCGTACGGCGGCTCGAGCGCGCACTCGTCGAGGAGGCCGAGGCGGTGATGCGCAAGTCGATCATCGAGTGTCCGATCTCCGACAGAGAGACGTACATCGAGGAGTTCGGGACGCAGTACCGCACGATCGGCGGCCGACCCGTGTTCCTCGGCAACCCGGACGACGTGTTCATCGAAGGTGACGCAGGCACGTTGCGACGCTCGGCACGGGTGTTCGCGCCGCGGCGCACGCCGAACGAGGTCAGCGTCGAGTTCGGTTACGGCTTCGGAGAGGAGGTCAACCCGGCAGGTCGTCTCGCGGCTGAGTACGCCGTCCCCGTGCACGAGCGGTCCGATCTTGAGCACGAGCCGCCGACCAAGAGCCACTTCCTGCTCGACCCGATGCTGCAAGAGGCGTCTACGTTCGAGGCCGATCTGGCAATCCGAATGCAGGAGACGCACCCGGCCGAACTCCCTCATGGTGCCGTCGTCGCTGACGGTGTAGATCTGGGCGCGAAGCCAGCATGACGGCGCTCTCGGTCGGCGGCGAGATCTGCACCTACCTGCAGGCGCAGAGCCTTCCGACGACACTCAACTACTCGGGTGCCGGGACGAAGAACCTGTTCGACACGTATCTCCCCGACGAGCCTGACATCGCCGCTGCGGTGATCGAGCGACCCGGCATGGCTCCGGACCGGGTTCTGTACACGCCGCAGTCGCGCTTCGACAAGCCGAGCGTCCAGATCATGGTGCGAGCCGGGATGCAGGGCTTCGTGGCTGGGAACTCGCTGATGCAAGCGATCTTCGGGGCGCTGGACATGCAGGCCGAGAAGAACCTGAACATCGGCGGCGCCTACTTTCACCTGATTCGCGCGCTCTCCTCGCCCGCCTACCTTGGGATTGCGCCTCCGACAGACGCGCGGCAACGGCACATGTGGAGCCTCAATCTCAGCGTCTGGTACGAAAACGACCAGTGGTGAGCCGATAGCACACCGGACTTTCACGATTTGAGGAGGAGTCCGGAATGGCACAGCAGGCGTTCGCGGGAACTTTGGGTCGCGTGCTCATTCCGGGCACGCCGAATGTGCAAGTCGCTGGCCTGCGCCAGTGGGACATCACGGTGGCCGCCCCGACCTACGACGCGTCGGTTCTTGGCGATCAGTGGACGGAGAGGATCTCGGGCCTCAAGAACTGGACGGGAACGCTGACCGGCCATTACGAGGTCGGCGCCGATCCGCTCGGTCAGCACTACCTCTGGAACTCGATGGTCGGCAGCGTTTACCCGCTGATCGTGTTCGAGTCTGGTGACGGTTCCGAGTTGATCGGCCAGATCGTGGTCACGCAGGGTGCGATCTCCAGTCCGGTCGACAACATCGCCAGCCTGAACTGGACGTTCGAGGGCACCGGCTCGCTGAACGGCCCGTACTACAACTAGGCTCCCCGTGTGCTCCGGTTCTCCGGCCCCGGCGGGAGTTTGTACCGGGTCGGTGATCCGCTCACGTTCACGGGCGCTCTGGAGGACTGCGGCGACGGCTTCGATTGGCGCGTCTCCGATCCGTCGCTGCGCTTCTGGACGGATGCAGCGCTTATCTTCGAGGCCTGGCAGGGCGCTGAGTGGTTTCCGCTCGAGCCGTTGGAGGTGTGGCGCGCGAGTGGCCGGGTCGGCTTCGCTCGCTGCTACCGCGGCGAGTCTCTGCGCGTCAGTGGTGTGTGTCGGCCGCTGAGCCTCGTTGTGGAGGCTGGCGGGTGGGAGGGCGAGGTGCATTCGACGATTCATCGCAAGGAGACGTTGGGAATCGAGCCGCAGGTTGTGGCCATCCCCGGCGACCGCATCTGCCGCTTCCCTGCTCTTGCGGATGGCCCGCGCGGTCGCGTGCTGGCTCGTCTGGAGGCTTGGGAGCCTGATTGTCTCTTTGTCGGCTGCGGCGATAGCATCAGCAGCACTGGGTCGGGAACCGTCCTGACCTTCGATGAGGAAGGACTCGTTTATGTCCCCTGTTGACAAGGCCGCTCCTGGCGCCACCGCAGTCGCAGAGCCACCGCCCGCAGCGGCGGGATTCGCGAGCCGCGATGACATTCTCGGCGCCGCTGGCCGTTTCGCCGAGGCCGAGTTTGAACTGGAGGGCGTCGGCAAGGTGCTGCTGTCCGAGATTTCCGGGCAGGCGCGCGCCGAGATCCTGGGTCAGATGGCGACGGCGATCGAGGGCAACAAGCTTTCCGATCCGACCTGGACGGCGAAGTACCAGAAGGCGATGCTCCGGAACGGGGTCGTTGATCCGACGTCGCCGGCCGGTGACCGCAAGCCGTTCTTCCGTGAGGGTGACCTCGATCGGTTGATGAAGCTTGGCGGCGCGAAGATCGCTGCGCTCGTCGACGAGATCGAGAAGTTGTCTCGGATGGGCTCCTACCAGGAGTCGGCGGAGGGAAACTCCGTGATCACCCTGAACGGCGCGTCCTCTTCCGGATAGCGGAGACGGTTGGCTGCACTGTGGGTGAGCTTCTGAGGCGGATCGGCGCGGCGGAGCTTGCCGAGTGGGAGGCCGAGCTGTACGTCCTGCGTCCGGAGGATGAGGAGGCGGCGATGGAAGCGGCGAAGGAGGAGAACGGCTAGTGGAGGTCGCTCAGCTTGTCGCGACTCTCAAGGGGGAGATCGCTGCCTTCCAGCGCAACATGGCCGCGGCCGACGCGATCCTCGCCCAAACGCGCAGCCAGATAAGGGAGACAGAGAAGACGGCGGCGACGCTGTCGACCGCGCTCGGCGGCGTCAAGATCGAGGCGAGCCAGGGCGCCCAGACCGATGCGGTGCTGGCTCAGATGCGGCGATCGATGAGTTCGTACTCAATCACCGCGCTTGAGGCGGCGAACCGCTCCGAGCAGGTGAAGGTCACCGCCGCACAGGCCGCCGAATCGCGTGCCGCTACCGATGTCATCGCCGGCGGCCTGGAGAAGGTGCGCAACGAGGCTGTGGCCGCTGATGCCGCAGTCGCGAGTCTGGGTCTGGCGGCTGCGCTCGGCTTCGGTGGAGGTGGCATTCGCAACCCGCTGCGCATGATGGGAGGCGGCTTCGGCTTCGGCCCGCGTCGCCTTTTCGGCGGCTTCGGGACGCTGGGTTCGGTCGCGGGACTCGCTGGCTTCGGTGCCGAACGTGCCCTGACGTCGACGCTCGGGATCGCGGGCTCGATGATCGGCGGCCTCGCTGGCGGCGGACTCCTCGCAGGCGGGCTGCTCTCGACGACCGCTGTCGGCATGGGCACGGATGCGGCCGGGATCGGCCAGGCTGCGGGTGACATCAAGACGGTCTCGACGAACCTCGGCGCCTTGAACTCGGCGATCAAGACGTACGGCCGCAATTCGACGCAGGCCGCGCAGGCGCAGGCGACCCTGAATCAGTCGCTGGCTTCGTTCAGCCCCGTCGCTCGCGGAGCGGTTCTCGCCGCCGCCCAGACCTCGCAGGCGTTCAAGTCGATGTTCGACAAGGCGACCGGGCAGGCGGAGAAGACGGGGGCGGAGATCATCAACCAGGCGATGCACGTCGGGATGAAGTTCCTGCCGACCATCGGCAAATACGCCACCCAGAACACCGAGATCATCCAGCACGGCCTGCAGCCGTTCTTCACCTGGCTACAGCAGAAGGGACCGCAGGGCGGCCTCGGCATTTTCACGAACCTGGAGCAGATCTTCCAGAACCGGCTACCGACCTCGATCCACGCCTTGACGCAGGGGATCGAGTTGTTCACGAAAGTCATGGATGTAGCCGCTCAGCACACGGGTGGCCTTGTGCAGAAGGTGAACGAGTTCGTGACCAAGTGGAACTCGCCGGCCATGTTCCCGCGCGTCGCCGCCGAGGTCGGCAAGCTGATCAGCCTCTTCCGCACCTGGATGGGTTTGCTCGGCTCAATGATCGGCCTGGTGGTCGACCTGTTCAAGCCCGCGGTTGGGTTCGGCAAGCAGTTCGCCGAGACGTTGACCCAGATCATCAACAAGGTCCGCGACTGGCTCTCGGCGTCCGGCACTCAGGATGTGCTGCACCGGCTGTTCGCCGCCCATACGCAGCAACTCATTCTGATCGGCAATCTGATCAAGGCGCTGCTGCCGCTGCTCGAGAGCGTGATCTCCGCGTTCCTCCAGATTGAGGCGGCCATGACGCAGGCGTTCAATCAGGCATTGAAGCCGATCATCGACGCTGTCAAATGGCTGTTCAGTCACCCCTTGCTCACATGGGCGCTTGGCTGGATCGGCGCATTCGCCTTGGTCTACAGGGCGACCATTGCTGTTTGGGGTGGCATCAGGGCCATAGGTACAAGCTGGGGTGCGGCGATTCTTGGCACTCAGCGGGCTGCGACGGAGATGGAGGCAGCGCTCGCCCCAGTGGTGACGCAGCTGGAGACGATCAACGCGGAGCTTGCTGGGATGGGTACGTCAGCGCAGGTCGGTGCGGCTGGCGTCGTCGGTGCCGAGGGAGAGGTCGCTGCCGCCGGCGGGGGTGGCATCCTCGCCCGACTCGGTCTCGCTGGCGCAGGCGCACGACTTGGCCCCGCGGGACTCTTCGCCATCGCCGGCCTGATGGGCGGCGGTCTGGTCAAGTCCCAGATCGGCGGTCAGGTCGGTCAGGGCGTCGGTGGCGCCCTGCAAGGCGCGGGAGTCGGGGCGGGCCTCGGCTTCTTGGTGGGTGGTCCGCTCGGCGCCGGCATCGGAGGCGGTCTTGGCGCAATCGCCGGCGCAGTCATCGCGCTCAACCACAGCATTCCGAGTCTGACGGTGCGCCTCGGCAGGCTTGGGGCTGCGTTCGCGCAGTTGAACAGTCACACGCAGGGTGCCCGCAAGATCGAGGCGGATCTCGCTAGCGCGTTCGCAGAGGTTGCCAAGCAGGCGGAGATCTCTATCCACCCGATGTCGCAATGGGTCGGCAGGGGGAACGTCGTCCAGCACATCGCTGCTACGTCGGCCGTAGCCCTCACTAACTGGACGCAGAAGATGGAGTCGCTTGCAAAATCCTTGCAGGCAAGCGATCCGAAGCTGGCTCGCGTCATTGAGCAGCTGATCCGCATCCGTGAGGCGACTGGTCGCATCCCCACCCACAAGACGATCACGATCACCATCGACGAGGTAGTCCACGGCGTGCGCTTCGGCGCTGGCCCGTACGGGGCGGGGATCGTAAGCACCGCTGGAATAGCAGGTGTCCCTGGACCGCTCAATCTGAACCTGCCGCGGGGAATCCAGATGCAACTCGCCGCCGCGCAGGCCGGACACGGCTCGATCCAGAAGGCCGACGCCGCAGCCTACGCCTACTACGAGGCTCTCCTCAAACGGCACAACCTGACCCGCAAGCAGATCCTCGCCATCTACCAGGCCGAGGCCCAGTACGCGCCCTACGGCACGCCGGGTCATGTCCCGCATGCGACCGGAACGATTCCCGGAACAGCAGGCGCAGCAACCGGCATGAACCTCGTCCCACCCGGTCTCGCCGCCGCCCTCGCACAGGCCCAGCAGCGCGTCGCCGCTCTCGCCAACACGACCAACTCTGCTCGCGCACTTGCTGCCAATCGCGCCCTTCTCCAACAGGAGCAGGCGGTCCTTCACAGCCTGATGGCGCAACACGCCACAGGCGCCAAGCTCGTCGCCCTCAAGCGGGAGGAGCTCGCGATCACCCGCCAGATCGCGGCAACCGAGAAGCAGATCCACGACCTCCAAGTCCAGTCTCGCATCAACAAAATTCTCGGCATCGGTGGCGGGGCAGCGGCGGGTGGCTCGCTCAGCATCCAGCAGCGCGAACGGAACATGTTCATCCGTGCGCTCGAGCAGGCGCTTGGCGGTCCGCACCACAACATCGGTGCGACGGCTCGGGCGCTCGGGGTCACGGTCGGCCAGCTGACGCGCGAGTCGCCGGCCACGTTGTTGAGGCAGATGCAGCAGCATGGGATCACGCTCGACGCGAAGGCGATGGCCGAACTGCGCAAGATCCAGGAGGTTCTGCGAATCGCTCATCGCGAGAACATGAAGTTGACGCCGGCCGAAACGCGCAAGATCACTAACTGGCTGCAGCAGATCCAGCAGGAACTGTCCGGGACGTCGACGATCAAGTCGAACTACATCGCCCCCTCCGCGCGGGCGCTGACCGCGGGTCTCGGTTTGACGCCGGCGCAGCGGGCGGCCGAGATGGCACGGCTCTCCTCCTACTACATGCACGGCCATCGCGTCCCGACCGGCGGGGCGGCCGGTGGTGTTCCGCTCCCGCCCGGTGTCGGCGGCGGCGTACAACTGCCGCATGGCCATCCTCACCGGCGTCGTCATCCGCATGCCGGCGGAGCACATCCAGCGGCTGCGCAGACGATGGTTGTGAACGGCAACATCGTGATCCACGTCGCCTCGGCTGCCAAGGATCCGGCTGCCGTAGCGCGAGCAGTACGCACCGAACTACTCCGCGTCCAGCGCCGCAACGGCGCCCAGACCCGTGGACCTCAGGCGGGGAAAGGCGTCGGTCTGGCGTGAGGCTGGCGCTAGCGTGTACCGGAGACGTAGCGCCTAAGCGTTGTGCGTGGCACACCAAACTCTCGCGCTGCCACTCTTACGGGCACACCAGCTTTTACGGCGAAGATCGCTCGAACCATCTGTTTCGGATCGTGTGTCTTTGGCCGACCGCCGTGTCGATTCGGCAATGGCGACGGTGGCACGTACCACGGCGCCCGGGCTCGCAAACAAGGCCGCGTCACGTCAAATGTTCGACTGGCCTCTCTGAGCGTCATTCCATTCCGGAGTCCGTCAAGTGCGGCCTCCATTTGCTCGGGACTCCACTTTGCCTTCATGCCTGCCATCGACTGACGGTTCTTGGCGATCATATCCGCTGTGTTGTCGGCGGCCGTCCCGATAAAAAGATGGTCGGGATTGAAGCATGGCGGGTTGTCGCAACGATGGCAGACGAAAAGATCCGACTCCAGATCAAAGCCCAACCACAGCATGGCGGAGATGCGGTGAACGCGTCGAACAACCTTCCGCCCATGAACCACGAGCGTGAGTTCTCCGTATCCACTAGAACTGATGCGGCCCATCCACACCCAGCACCCACGCGACGTGATCACCCTGCGACACAGCAGCCGTGTTTCCAAATCCGTCACTGTTCGGCGTATGTTACCGGGTTTGGGCCACTCAGTTGACGCTCGTCCTCAAGTGTGACTGTTCGGGCGCTGACGCCTACCTCGACAAGACCATCACCTTTCCCGGATCGCCGTCGGACATCTACGTCCAGTTCGACGTCTACGTCCCCTCGGCGACGCTCACCGCCCTACAACTGGCGAGCGACGGGTATTCCGCAACCTTCCTCGATTTTCAGCCGGACGACGGAGTCTTCCTCGGCGACGGTACGCCAGGCAGCCTCAGCAGCCCTGCCACCTTTGGAACGAACTTCGAGCCATCTTCGACCGGGATCCCGAACGCGTTCAGCGCCGACACATGGCACACGATCAAGCTGCACATCGACACGAGCGGCAATTGGATTTGGGTACTGGACGGCGTTACCGAGTTCACCAACGCGCTGGGAGTCACGCCGACTGGCTCGACCACCTTCCACTTCGGTGGCTGGAGCGCTTTCCATGCAATGGGCGAGATCTACTACCTCGACAACATCCTGGTCGGCTCGACGCTGGGCGGCAGCGACTACTTCGCAGACAACTTCGAGTCCGGCAGCCTTGCTGGCTGGGACGCCGTCTTCGGTGCCGCCTCTATCTCAAGCGGTCCCGCGCCCCCAGGACCGCCGCAGAACGCCAGCAGCGGCGTCTATGTCGCGTTCGGCGAAGCCACCCTCTCCGAGGCCCCCGCCTACCAGCCCATCCTCAACGTCCAGTCCTGGAGCACCGACCGCGGACGCCAGTACGAGCTCGACAAGACACAAGCCGGCACCGCCGTGATCAACGTCATCGACCAGACCGGACTATACGACCCGACGAACCCCGACGGCCCCTACTTCGGTCTGATCGGGCCGCTCGCGCCAGCCCAGATCCTCGCGGTCAACCCCGTCTCGTCGGTGACGGAGGTGATTTTCACCGGGTTCGTCGAGTCCTGGGACTACGTGCTCGACCAGACCGAGCGCTGGATGATCCTCACGATCAACCTGACCGACGCCTTCGAGCTCCTCGCTCGAGCGGAGACGGTGCCAGACTCTTCCGGCACCACAATCCTTGCCGCCGACCTCGTCGAGGATCGCATCAGGGGCGTCCTGGCCGATTATGGCTGGCCATCGGACAAGGAGTTGATCTTCAGCGGCAACGTGCACCTGCAGGAGACCGTCTACAACCCGCAAACGTCGCTGCTCAGCGTGCTCCAGGACTGCGCTGACGCCGAACTGCCGAACGCCGCCAACATCTTCATGGACAAATGGGGGCAGGTGGCGTTCCGCGGTCGCTTCTCGCGTCTGATCCCCCAGATTTACGGTCCGCGCGACGGTGGCCTTACGCCGCCCTCGGGGCATAAGGCGATCAACTTCTGGGAGGTCGGGGACATCCAGGCCGCGGAAACGTTCGGCATCGCCCCGATCGCGGAGATCGAATGGATACTCGACCTGAAGAACGTGATCAACGCCTGCCTCTGTACGCCGAACGGGATCGCGCAAGCCGACATCGCGGGCCAGCTCGTCTTCAACGCCGGCTCGATCGCGCAGTACGGGACGCGGTCGCTTACGATCTCGGACCTGCTCACCCTCGACCAGGTCTCGGACCCCTCTCAGGATCAGCCGTTCCTGGACGCGAAGGACGCGTGCAAGGTCTTCGGCCAGTATTACGTCGACAACTACGCGCAGCCGGTCGAAATGATCTCCCACATCGCGTTCAAGACGCGCGATCCTTCCGACTCGCTCGCCCTGCCACTCTGGGATTTCATCCTCGGCGTCGAGATCGGCGACGTGGTCAAAGTGTGGACGACCAACCCCGGTGGCGGCGGCTTCGTCCAAACCCAGTTTTTCGTCGAGGGCATCCACAACACTGTCGCAGTCCTGCAGGCTGGCTTGTTCGACTTCACGACAACTCTCGACCTGTCGCCGCGAGCCTGGTATCAGACGTTCGACGGCACCATCTACTACCGGCCGGGCGGAGGAGGGGGTCCGACGCCGAGTCTCTCTGCCGACTTCGCCTACGCCCAATAGGAGGCACAAATGGCCGCAACACCACAAGACGTGCAAGCGAAGCTAGACGTTGCTACCGCAGCGCTCGCGAAGACGACCTTGACCTATCCGGCGATGGTCAAGAAGTACGGGTCCGATCCGACTAAGTGGCCGCCGACCTCTTACTGGTTCCAGGCGCTGACCGCGGTAGCCGCCGCGAGGGCGGAAGTCGGCCAGCTTGTCGTGCCTCACGCGCCGGTTGCGCAGTTCACCGATAGGCAGGTCTGACATGGCTTTCACGGTTGCTTTCTTCGACCAATCAGCCCCCGGCCCGTCAGGCCCGATCACGGCATGGGCCTGGGCATTCGGGGACGGCGGAACCTCGGCGGCGCAGAATCCCACGCACGACTATGCGGCGACGGGCACCTACACCGTCACGCTCACAGTGACCGGCTCGGGAAGCGATGGGACCGCCTCGATTTCGCGGTCGATCACCGTCGTCGATCTTGGTCTTCTGACCGCCAGCTTCACCGACTCTCCATCGGGACTCACAGTCAGCTTCACCGACGCTTCGACTCCCGGACCGTCCGGGCCTATCACCGCCTGGCACTGGGACTTCGGCGATGGGAACACCTCGACCACACAGAACCCCTCCCACACCTACGCCGGAACGGGCACCTACACGGTGACGCTGCTGGTAACCGGCACGAGTCCCGACGGTACCGCGACCGTCAGCAGAAGCATCTTCGTGACCAGTTCTCCCGTGAGCGGCTGCTACTGGGGCGCCCGCATGAACGGCATCGTCTATCAGACGTACTACGGCGCCCCGAACGCCAACTACGCCCCCTGGGCGGCGGCCAATCCATCACCGAACACCTGGGATCGCTTCGAGGCGCACGCAGGCAAAAAGGTCTGCTCGGTGCAATGGGCCGGAACAAACCACGGCCAGAGCTTCTCGGCGTCTACGGCGGCGCTGAGCCAGAGCCGCGGCGCCTTCAACCAGTACGACCTCGGCGCCACGACGGCGCAGATAGCGTCCCTCGCCGCGGGCACCGATCCGGGTGGTGTCTTCGCGGCGATGGCGACGGCGATGGCGTCGTTCGCGCACCCGATCATGCTCAGGCCGTTCTGGGAGATGAACGGGAACTGGAGCGGTGACCAGAACGGGAACTGGTCCTGGCAGGTCGCCAACGGCACGCCGGTCGCCACCTACGTCGCGGCCTTCAAGAAACTCGTCGACATCGTCCGCGCCCACGCCAACAACGTGAGCATCCACTGGTGCTGCAACCAGATGGGCGCCGACCCGACCCCTTGGTTCCCCGGCGCCTCCTACTGCGACTGGGTCGGATTCGACGCGTACAACTTCGGGGCCAACCAGAGTCCGGACGTGATCTTCGACACGACGCTCGCGAAGGTCAAGGCGCTCGCTCCGGGTCTCCCGATCGGGATCGGCGAGACCGGCTGCAAAGCACCCACCAGCTACACCGGCGGCAAGGCGGCCTGGGTCACCGCGTTCTTCGCCTGGTTGAAGGCGCATCCGGAGGTCAAGTGGTTCAGCTGGTTCGCCGACGGCAACTTCAGCCAGAACAACTACATCGAGATCGGCAACAACGCCGGCCAGATCAACTCAACCGCGCTGGCGGCGTGGGCGGCCGGGATCGCCGACCCGCGCTATCTCGCTGCACCGGCAACGGCCTTCACGTCGGGCCAGAAAGTGCCGATCCCTAGCTAGCTAACAATGACGCGTCAGCCGATCGGCCATCACGGGCCTACGCACCTGCCGTGGGGCGAGGACCCGATCCCCGGCTGGCCGCTGGTGTGGCCGGTAGGCCCAACCTTCCTGCCACTCAGCGGCATCGGCAACCAAGGGCCGTTCTCGAGCCAGTCTCCCGACCCGCCACCGGACCACTGGGACACGACGATCGACTCGACGTGCCGCAACAACTTCAAGCTCGCCTATACGGGCAGCGGCACCGGCAAGCTGATCTGGCCGATCGTCTGTGGCCCCGGTGACTACACGCTCTGGATCGACGGCGGTGGCAGCGGCACGCTCGCCGCCTACATCGCCGGCGCGTACCCAACCAACACAAGGCTCACTTCCGTACCGTCTGGCGACTGGATCCTGCAAAGCTCGTGGAATCTCGGTGCTGCACTCGAGCCGTACCTGCGTCGCATCCAGGATTTCTGCTCGCTGATCAGCGGCGGTCCTAGCGGGGTCGGTTGGGCGATCAACGCAGTCGACGGAGGTGCAGGCGTGAGCACCATCTTCCAGAGGTCCACGTCCATCAGCGGGGGTACGTTGCTCAACGGCGGCCCCGGCTACTTCTTCCTGCGGCTAGACGTCACACCCGGATTCCAGATCAGCGAGGCGATCATCGAGTACGACGAGCCGTAATCAGTTCGTCTCTTAGACGATAATCTCCGGGCGTATGCCAACCGTCAATCTCCTCCTGATCTGGCGCATGCGCCGCATCGGCATGAAGATGCCGTACCGCACCGCTCGAGCCGCCCACCGCACCGGCCTCAATCTTGCGCTCGCTTGCTCGCTCCTCATGGAGGAGAGCGGCGGTGGAACGAACGAATTCGGCCACGATCCGACAATCTTCATCGGCGCTGGCGTTGTGACCAAAACGAAGTATCACGCCTACAAAGCGGAACGGCAGCGCAGTGGCAACACGCTGATGCAGGGCGTGGGTCCGGTCCAGTTGACCTGGTGGTCGACGCAAGACCAAGCGGACGCGCTCGGTGGTTGCTGGAATCCGTACTACAACATGATGATCGGGTTTGAGCACCTCGTCGAGAACATCCGCCGCGACGGTCTTCACGCCGGCGTTGCCGCCTACAATGGCTCTGGTCCCGCTGCGGAGCGTTACGCCGAGCAGGTCATCGCCCGTGCCGCTCAGTACGCGAAGTCCCTCCACAAGCCCTGGCCGCCGCGGTGAACGCCGACCAAGGGGGTGGGGCGAGTCGCAGCACCGACTCTGCGGCGGGAACATCATCAGCGACGGATGTCTCGCTCCGCGAGTATTTCCACGCCCTGATGGACAGCGACCGCTCGCACGGCCGAGAGCGCTTCTACTGGCTGATCGGTCTCGGCAGCATCGTCTGGTTCGAGATCCAGCGGCGACTCGAGAACCTCAACCACGAGAACGCGAGGATCTTGGCAGCCCAGGAGACATCGATCTCGAAGGACACGTATGACGCCAATGAAGAACAGCGGAAAGCCGAGCAGGCCAACCTTGAATCATGGCGCAAGGAGGTAGACAAAGACCGCACCACCTCGATCTCCCGCGAGGAGTTCCAGCAGGACACGCGCACACAAAGGCGAAGCCAGGTTGATCTCAGTACGAGAGTCGCCAGCGCAGTCATCGCGCTGGTGGTCGCCGTCATCATCCTGCTCACCTACATCGCTGCCCATCGCACGTCGCCGACGCCGATACCTACCGTCACGGTTACCACCCCGACCGCAACCACCCCATGAGGGGAGAACACCGTGGGCTCAACGCTCTGGATCATCCTCGCCGTCCTCGCGATAGTCGCCCTCATCATCTTTATCGTCCGCCGATGAGAGGAGACCGATGAGCAAATACGCGTACGGCTGGCGTAAGGATCAACCGGACCCGCGCGATCACCTCTTCGCCCTGACCCGCGAGGAACAGACGACCGTCCTGCCATCCGAGTTCTCGCTCAGGGCCAAGATGCCGCCCGTCTACGACCAGGGCCAGCTCGGGTCCTGCACCGCGAACGCGATCGGCGGCTGCGTCCAGTACGAGCAGATGAAGCAGAAGGAGGCCGAAGGCACCCACACGCCGTCGCGCCTCTTCATCTATTACGCGGAACGCGCAATGGAAGGCACGGTCGACGCGGACTCCGGCGCCATGATCAGGGACGGGATGAAGGTGATCGCCACCATCGGCTCACCGCCCGAGACGGACTGGCCGTACGACATCGCGAAGTTCAAGCAGAAGCCTCCGGCCCAAGCGTTCAGCGACGCGCTCAAATACGAGGCCACCTACGGTCGCGTCACCCAGTCTGCGCACTCGTTGCAGGCGTCCGTCTACTTCAAGCGGCCCGTCGTATTCGGATTCGTCGTCTACGAATCGTTCGAGACGATCGGCCCGGACGGGATCATGCCGATGCCAAACATCAACACCGAGCAAGTGATGGGCGGCCACGCGACCGTTGTCGTCGGCTACAAGCAGATCAACGGGCACCTCTATTTTGAGGTGCGTAACAGCTGGTCCTCGTCTTGGGGCGATTCCGGGTATTTCTGGGCGCCGGCCGCGTTCATGATCTCGGGCGACTTCTGCAACGACTTCTGGCACGTCAATCTCACTACCTAGCTAGGAGGAGGACGGATGAACAGCAGGTACGCCAAGGCGGTCATCGCGACGCTGATCGCGGTCGCCGCGGCGCTCGTCACCGCGCTGGGCACGAGCCCGCAGCAGAATCTCTCGCACCTCGACACGAAGACCTGGCTGACCGCGGTTGGGGCGATCCTCGCATCGGGTGCTCTCACCTGGTGGGCGGAGAACGTGCCCGGTATCGCGGGCGGGATCATCAAGGCGGTGATCGCCAGCGGCGGCGCGTTCGTCACGGCGCTCATCACGGCGTACGCCGACAACGTCGTCACGCAGGCTGAGCTGATCGGCGCGATCAGCGCGGCGCTTGTGGCGCTCGGCGCCGTCTATCAGGTCAGGAATACGTCGGCCTAGAGCCGTGCAGAGCCCGGCCCGTCAACATCCGAACGCGACGCTCGGCGGGTCGGGCGGCGGCGTCGCCGTCTTCATCATCTGGGTCATCACCACCTACGCCGGCGTCCCTCTCAGTGCCACCCAGGGCGCCGCGCTCGCGACGGCGGTCGCTACCGTTCTCCTCCTCTTCGGCCGCCACGGGCTGCGCGGCCTTTGCCGGATGCTCTGGGACGGCTTCGACAACGTCACCAACCGGGACGACCCTGCGTGACGGCAGTCCTTTGGCACCTCTTCGATTGGCCAACCGGGAGCGTTCTCACCAACCTCATCGCTTCCGCGATCTGGGTCATCCCGACCTACATGCTCGCGCTGCGTCATCTGCACTGCATCGAACGCGGCTGCTACCGCCCCGCCACCGTCCCGGTCAAGAATACGCCGCATAAACGCTGTAAGCGCCACGCGACAGTCCACGGAGATGTTCACTGCTAGAGAGGAGCAAGCATGTCGTTCGAGCAGCACCCCGAACTGTTCTGGTCGATCATCGCCGTGATTTCGGTTGCAGGCGGTTACCTCGGCGCGACAATCCGCGACATCGTCAGGCGAGGACGCCGCCGTGCAGGCCTTCGCTCCTGGGGTGGCCACACCTTCGACGAGTACGAGCGCCGATTGCAGCGTCCAGGCAAATGAGCACGCCGGAAGAGCCAGTAGGCATCAAGCCGGGCGTCGAGCGCTGGGCGGTCAAGACCGGCACCGACCCCGAGGCCGCGAACGTCTCCCTCACCCCGGTGACCGGCTCGATCGCCATGCTCGTCGCGCTCACTCCGCCGCCGGATCCTGACACGGTGCCCGACCGCGTCGACCCGACCGAGCTCACCGTGTTCGAGTTCGACACGACCCTGATCGCGTACAAGCTCGAGCAGGACGGCGACTATCACCTCGTCCTCTCCGACGGTGCGAACACGATGATCGCCGAGATCCCCGACCCGGACTTCTGCCAGTCGAGCATCTGGCTCCCCGCCATCACGTCAGCGAGGGATGCGTTCAACGCGCAGTTCGGCAATCAGGTGACGGCTCTGAAGGCGCTGGCCGAGACACTCACCGAGGGCGTCCCGATGATCACGAAGGTGTCCGTCCCTGTCACGGTGCAGGGTGTCGGCTTCTTCGACCGGCTACACGGTCAGACCGGCGTCGCCCCGAACGGTTGTGAGGTCCATCCGATTCTCAACATTATCTTCCCGGCGGCGGCATGAACCTCGCGCAGCGCAAGCAGATCCAGAAGGTGCAGGCGCTTCTGGTCGCGCATAAGGCCCAGATCGGCTACACGCAGCTGCGACCGATGGGGACACGGAACGTCTCCACGCTCACGGGACTCATGCGAAAGATCAGCGCCGGCTTCTCGATGGATTGCTCCGAGTCGCTGGTGCTGATCTGTCACATCGCGGGAGTCAAGTCACCGACCGGAAGCTGGTCGCTGGGCAATACCGACACGATGCTCAACCACCTCACCAAGCACTACTTCGACGCGAGGTTTGCTCTGCCCGGCGCGATCGCCATCTTCAACAGTGATCGGCCACTTCCGCAGCAGCACGCCGCCCAGGTGCATCAGAAGGACCCGCTGCACGGCGACCCGATCATGTTCACGCACGGCAGCGCTGAAGACCCGAGCTTCCTGAAGTTGTCCTGGCTGCAACCCGGCTTCTCGGGTCGGACGACCTGGCTCAGCGTCGCACGCCTCTGACCGCTACTTGACAGACGGACACGGATGTCCTATCGTGTCGGTCGGTATGGAGGACTTCTCAGCTAGCAGGCTGCGTGAGGCTCGCGTCGCAACGGGCCTGAATCAGCTTCACTTTTCCGAGAGGCTCGGCATCAATATGCGGACGCTTCGCCGCTATGAGAGCGGCCACGGAACACCGAACGCGCGCCATCTGAAGCGGATCTGCGAGGTCACTGGGAAGCCCCTCGACTTCTTCTTCTCCTCCGAAGGGACACCGTCATGAGCGAACTCGAACCTTTCCAGCACGGCCCGCTCGAGCAGGTGCATCGTCCTGCTGGCGCTCGCGTCATCGGGGTCCGCGTCAAGCCTGCGCTTCGGATCGCGATCGGCTTCCGCGACCCCGACAAGCGCGGCGCCCCGACCAAGACCGATTACTTCATCGCGAAGGACGGCCCCGATAACGAGTTTGCCCGCGCCGCCGCCAAGTTCCGCGAGGTCTACGGCGACAGGCCGAAGGCGATCGAGATTCGTCTCCCCGGCGAGTTCGGTGACGCTCTCGACATTCGCTACAAGGCGTTCGCGGGCGGTGGTGGCGAGAACGGCGGCGGTGGCGTGATGACCGCGAAGGGCGACACGAACTTCGCCCTCTACGACTACGTCGGTGGCCCCGACACGCTGACCATCTGGCGTCAGGACGGCTCCGTCGAAGAGGTGCAAACCGCCGGCCTCGACGCGACCACGGGCGAGCCGCTCGACGAGTACGCACGCGACCTGCAACTCGGCCTGTACACGACGTTCCGCTTCGGGATCCCAAACGTGCTCGGCTACGGGTCGCACTGCGAGATCACGTCGAAGGGGAAGGCGACGACGGACACGCTCTGGTTCAAGCTGCGCGGCTTCTATGGCACGTTTGGCCATCGCACCTCGTTCGTGCTCCGACCGACGCTGATCGTGAAGCCCGCGTCTGCGCGGCCGGTCGTGCAGAAGCGTGGTGAGGAGCCGAAGCGGATCAAGACGCGCATCTATGTGCTCGACCTGATCCCGACAGAGACCGAGGACGAGATGCTGGAGCGGTTCCGGGAGCATCGCGAGCTGACCTCGGCCGCGGCGGAGTCGCTGTATGCGCAGCCACGCGAGTTGACGGAAGGTGTCGTCGTGCGCGAGCGCGAGGAGGACGCGGAGCCTGACGCTGCGAAGCCTCCGATACAGATTCAGGGTCCTGAGACTTCGGTCCTACAACGCGAAACGCCGGGACAGACCCCCCCAACAGGCGCCGCGACCTCCGCGGACCACAGCGCGGAGTCGACCGAAGAGACGCCGGAGGCGGTGGTGGAGGAGCCGCCGCCTCTGGCCCTAGCTCCCGAGCCGGCGCTCGAGGGCGAGTACGAGGATCCCGACGATCCGCTGGCGCTGAGCGATGAGGAGGAGACCGTCCTGCCCGAGATGCTGAAGGTGAAGGTGCCGATGGGCTCCTACCAGGGAATGACGCTGACGAAGCTGCTAACACACGGCGAATCAGCGAACGCCTGGATCAGATGGGCTTTGAACAAGCAATGGGAGAAGCAGGATCAGGGATTCCACGACGCGCTCATCCTGGTTGCGAAGGCACACAAGCCCGAGGTGTACGCCGAATGGGTCGCAGAGAGGAGCCAGTGATGGAGGGCGAACCGAGACTTGAGAACGCGCAGCGTGGCGGCATTGATGCTCCGTTCATCGAGCAGGTATCGAAGATCAAGGTTTCGTTGAATTCCAAACAGGACCCGCAGTGGGAAGTGTCGATCGTGCAGGGCGCAACAGCGGACGAGATCGCCGAACTGCACGCGCTGGCTGTCGCTGAGCACCGTGCGCTTCAGCGTGACCTCCTAGGCATTCAGAACAACTGAGAGGAGTTCAATGACCACCGCAATCACCGAACCACCGCTGACCGAACCCGAACCGCTCCCGTTGCCCGCGGATAAGGGCGCCGGCCGTGAGTACATCATCTTGCAGAGCATCGTCGACGCCGACAACCAGTGGGCTGAGCTCGGCACCGTGAACGCCGCGTCGAGTGACGAGGCGATCCGCAAGGCCGCCGCCGTCCAGGCCGCCGACCCCGACATCGACACGACGGGGGTCCTCACCTACGTCGCCGTCCCGTCGCGTTCGTTTCAGCCGGTCGAGTTGACGGCGAGGGTCGAGCCGAAGATCGAGTTCAGGTCGAGATGATCACGGACCCCATCGACATCGGCCACGAGATCACCGCGCTCTGCGACAAGCTGGGCATTCTCAAAACCAATGTCATCTCAATCTTGTTTGAGCCGATCGACGTGACGGTCACTCGCGCTGCTCTAAAGGACGGCGAGAAGTACATCGACCCTGCTACGGGGAATACGGCCGTGGAACAACTCCGATTCAAGGTGCGGACATGACCTGGCAGATCGTCGTCCTCGTGCTCGGTTTCTTCGCCTGGGTCAGCTGGAACTCCTACCTCGGCGTCCTCAAGGCTCGCACCGAGGTTGCCAAGGAGTCACTCCGCCAGAGCGCGGAGACCCTGGGTGTCAACTACCAAGCCGACGAGGCGTTCGCGCCAAGGAACGGCGACTCATGAGCGAGACGCACAAGATCATCTGTGACACCTGCGGAAAGAACATCACAGCGTCGGGTAACTCGGTTGATTGGAGGCTAGCGGTCAAAAACGAGAGCGTGCCAAGCATGGGCGGGTTCGTGACCGACATGATGATCTACCCGATCACTAACCATGACACTCACTATTGCTCGTGGCGGTGCTTCGTGGATTCATCGCTCGTCGATGAGGCGATCTCAGGGCGCGCAAAGGCGAAGACGGCATGATCGGCTACGAAGAGATCAGCGAGGTCGAAGTCTCCGACAGCGCCACGGCGCGCGACATGTTCTTCCGCAGCGCCAACGTGTCCGCCGACGACCTGCTCAAGGTCGGCAGCGAGGTCGTTGCCATGCGCCTCGAAGGGATCCCGGAGGGTGCGATGGTCACCGCCGAGGACATCAAGCTGTCGATGCTGTCGATGCTGCTTCTCGGATTCGAGCTCGGATGGCGGCTGAGGGAAGAGTCATGATTGCCAGCGTCGGCCAGATCTGGGTCATCGCTTCTACCGAGCCGACCCGGATGGCTCTCAATCATGTCTCCTTCGATGCAGAGGCCGGCACCTTGACTGCGACCGACAGCTACGTCGCCGCTCGCGTTCCTTGCAAAGTGGAGGACGGAGACGAGTCCGGCTTGATTCCGGCTACGGCCCTGAAGGAAGCGAATGGTCAGAGCCTGCGCATCGCTGACGGCAAAGCAACACTCAAGCTGTCGGACGGTGGAGAGCGCACCTGGCCTCTTTCCAGCCTGTCTTTTCCGGACATTGCAAAGATCCTTGACGGCGCCCCGAAGGCTCCCGTGCGGTTCGGGATCAACGCTCGGCTGCTCCACAATCTCGCGACGGCGATGAAGGGCAAGGAGATGCGAGACAACGCGATCATCCTGCATCCAGTCCACCCGCTGAAGGGTCTCCGCGTCGACGGCTTCCATGAAGAGGTCGGCATGATCATGCCGGTACGTCTCCCGAACGGAGAGGTGCCTGACAAACAGGCGGACTTCTCGGACGAGGCGATCGTGCGTGCCGCCAAGGTGACCGTAGCCGCTCTCGGGAACAGACGCGGCAAGAAGCGCGCGGCGCAGGCGTTTCGGGATGCCGTAGGACTTTGATGCGCGCTCTCTTCACGGCAGACCTCCAGCTAGGCGCGGGGAATGACCTCGGAAACGGCAGCGACTTTGGTCCTGGCAGCCGCTTCGCCGACCAGGAGGACGCGCTCGACCAGATCGCCTACCTTGCGGCTCAGGAGGAGTGCGAGCTCGTCTGCATCCTCGGAGACGTGTTCGAGTATGCGTCACCCAAGCCGTTTGCCATCTTGGCTTTTCAGAGCTTTGTCAGGCGTCTTCGCGACAACGGCGCCAGCGTTCTCTGCATCCTCGGCAACCACGACGTCAAGTCGGCAGCGCTGCCACCGGCGCTCGCCATCTTCGGCGAAACCGGCGTCGCGGTCGCGCTCGGACCCAGCCTCTACCCGGTCGGTGACGTGGTCGTGGCGACGCTGCCCTGGACGCCGATCGCGCGCCTCGTCGCGGACCGGCCTGCCGAGGACCGGGACAGCTTGAACGAGGTCGCGGCGGCGGCGCTCGTGGAGTCGGCGCATCTCCTCGGCGCTCGCTGCCGCGACGAGCATCCAGGAAAGACGGCGATCCTGGTCGGGCACTGGTCGGTCTCGGGGGCGACGCTGCCGACAGGGCTTCCTGTCGAAATGTTGAGAGAGCCCGTGCTGTCACTCGAAGGACTGAAGGCGGCTGGTTTTGATCTGGTAGTCCTCGGCCACCTACACAAGGTTCAGGTGATCAGCGACGATCCCGCCGTTCTGTACTGCGGTAGCCCCTGGGTTTGCTCATGGGGAGAAACCGACGATTCTCACGGGGTCTGGCTTCTGGATACAGCCGCATGAACGACGTGGGCGTCAGAATCCCACTGCGAGGTCGCCGTGAGCAAGGCACCGTGGTGATCGGCTACTCGCTCGTTAGCGCGGCTGATGAAGCCTGGGCGCTTCAGTACACCTGGTACCTCAACCGCTATGGCTACGCCATGCGCTCTTTGCCGCGTCCTGCATCGAATTCGTACCTTCATCGCGAGATCCTAGGACTAGGGATTGGTGATCCGCGCATAGGCGATCACATCAACCGCGATCCGTTAGACAACCGTCGCAGCAATCTGCGGATCCTTTTGCGTCATCAGCACAATCACAACATGGGTGGCCACCGCGACTCACGCGATTCCAAACATCGTGGCGTTTGCTACCGCCCCGACCGTGGTAAGTGGCGCGCATATGGGAGCCTCGCACGGCAATGGCACCACCTTGGCTACTTCGATACCGAGGAAGAGGCTGCCGAAGCATCCCGTGCTTGGCGCCTTGCCAACATGGAAGCTGCGGTGGACTGATGAACCTTCGCTTCATCCCGCTGACTGACCGCGACTTCATCACGCTGGACTTCGACTTCACGGATTGGGGCGACATTCCCGAGTGGGACACGCTCATCCCTCCCGAGCAGTACGAAGGTGCGAATGTCCGGGTGCGCTACCGCTGTGACGAAGAGATGGCGCGTCGCATCGACGAGACCCAGATTCGGCGCATCCTCGCTGGCTATGGCGCGCTCAAGGTCGTCTTCCGCCCCACGGTCGAGCGCAAGGTGCGCGCCCGTGTGGAGGCGATGGACGAGTCGCTGGACGAGACGGAGGCGCTCAACCTGTGGATCGCGTCGCAGAACGGGCGCGTCAGCGTGGACCCGGAGGCTTTGCGGACGCTGCACGGCGAGTTTCTGGCGAGAGCGCGATGAGTTACGCGGCGACCACTGAGGTTCCTGCTGACCGCTCACGCGGCGAGATCGAGAAGACGCCTGCGCCGTGATGTTCGCGGCGGTGCCGGTGGCGTTCGCGGCCTTCGCGCTCCACTACTGGACGACCGGCTACATCGCCATAGCGGGCGCTGGCGCGTTGTGCTGTTTCTTCACCGGCTGGTTCTTCGGGCGACGGGAGCGGAGTGAGTTCCGGCGCATCGTGAAAAGCGGGGAGGCTCGCGGTGTCCTCTAGCCACGATCAGCCTGCCTCTACTCCGTATAGCGAGGACATCGAGCTCCTGCTCGCCGGCCTCAAGGTCGAGAGCATCGCCGAGTTGAAGCGTCTCGTCGACGCCGCCCGCGCAGCTGAGGACTTGCTCGCCGACCTGCACGCTGTATCCTCTATGCCAAGCCGCGGGGCGGCCGAGCGGCAGCCTCACGGCTGCGAGGACAACTCCAACAAAGTGACCTCCATACCAGCGCCAGCCGCCCCGCAGCCATGACCACCGCAGTCGAATACACGCAAGCGCCGCTCTACCCGAAGCAGCGCGCAGCCATCTACGATCCCGCGCGTCAGGTACTCGTGGAGGGCGCGACGAAATCAGGAAAGACCGTAGGTGTCCTGGCGTGGCTGTTCGAGAAGGCGTTCACCGAAGGCAATCCGGGCCGCAACTACTGGTGGTGCGCCCCGGTCTATCACCAGGCGTCGATCGGCTTCCGGCGCTCCCGTCGCAATCTGCACCCGATCCGCCACCTGTGCAAGTTCAACCAATCCGCTCTCACGATCACGATCCCGAACGGCGCCATGATCTGGTTCAAGTCGGCTGAACGCGCCAGCGACCTCTTCGGTGAAGACGTCTATGCCGCCGTGCTCGACGAGGCAGCCTGGATGCGCGAGGACGCCTATGAAGCCATCCTCACCACGCTGACCTACACGAAAGGACCGCTCCGGATCATCGGCAACGTGATCGGCCGCAAAACCTGGTTCTACCAGGTCTCTCGCATGGCCGAGGCCGGCGCCCCGGATATGGCGTACCACAAGCTGACCTGCTACGACGCCGTCGAAGCAGGGGTACTCGACGCGGCCGAGATCGAAGCATCACGCCAGGAATGGGCGAGCCGCGGTCGCGAAGGCGCTTGGAAGCAGCTCTACCTCGCCGAAGCGTCCGACGACGGCGAAAACCCGTTCGGCCTCGACGCGATCAGGGCCTGCGTGCAGCCGCTCTCCGACAAGCCGCCCGCCGTCGCCGGCGTCGACCTCGCCGGACGCGGCGCCGTCAACGTGCGCGAGGTCAGGTCGCGTGACGTGCTCGAGCGCGACTACACCGCGATCGTCCTCCTCGACCGCGAAGGCGTCGCAACCCATGTCGAACGCTTCCGGGCGCCACACACCGAGACGGAGGCCCGGATCGTCGAGATCGTCGGCCGCGTACCCGCGCTGGTCGACTCGACCGGAGCCGGCGATGCGATCGTGGAGCGTCTGCAGCGACGTGGTGACATGCGTGTTGAGGGTTACCCGTTTAGCGCGCGTTCCCGCCAGGATCTGCTGGAGCATCTGGCTTTGATGATCGGCGAGCAGGCGGTCGGCTTTCCGGATGGCCAGATCCGCTCGGAGCTGGAGTCGTTCGAGCTCGCGTATTCGTCGCAGGGTGCGCGCTGGACGACGCCGGGGTCGCACGGCTCGGACCGCGCGAAGGATGACCTGGCGTTTGCACTGGCGTTGGCGGCGAAGAAGCTGCCGTGGCGGCGTCGCGTGAACCAGGTTCCGGTGGGGTTGCCGTCGCCGCAGGGGTCACGCTGGTTGGGGACGGCGACGGGTGAAGGCGGGGAGGCATGGCGGCGTTACGAGGAGTCGCTCGATCCGACGACGCACGGGCTGGCCGACGAGGCTGCCGCGGCTGATGGGGGTCCGTTGATGATCATGCCGACGCGCGGCAGCATCTGGGAGGGGGCGGACAGGTGAGGATCGTCTGCCCGTTTGCCGCCAGTGTGCGCACGGAGACGCTGCGCTCATTCGGTGATGCGGTCAGAGTTCTCGAGATCGACCCCGAGTTCCTCGACACTTCGCGCAGCGACACCGCATACGCCGAACTGATCATGGCGCTCTGGGGCGACGGCGAGTCCTTCCTCGTTGTAGAAGCCGACATGGCTTTTGAGCCAGGGCAGCTGCAAGCTCTGATCGAATGCGAGCGCTCTTATTGCGCCTCGCCCTACGTGTGGTCCACGAACGTCGCTCCCGCACTCGGCTTTACGGCGTTCAAGTCCGACTTGCTTGCAGAGATTCCCGTCCCGAGGCTTGGCGGCACTCACTACCGGCAAGTCGACGTGGTGCTGATGCGGTTCATTCTCGGGCAGGTCTATGGGCGCCAGCCGCATCTGCATCTTCCGCCGGTACGACACGTCAACGAAAAGCAGGCGCTCCGTCCCGAGTTCGAGCATCTAACGCTCGCTGAGCATCTCGCCGCTCTCGGCTACGAGATCAGCGAGGACGGAAAGACCGCCGAGTACATGCACCCGACACGCGAGTTCGGCGACATCGGGGCGCGCGCGTGAGCGAGGGAGAGGACAAGATCATGCAGATCCTTGGCGAACAAGGCTGGCCCGAGCAGATGCACACGATCTTCAGCGGCAACGTGACGGTGTACCCGCCGACAAGCCCGCGCTGGTTCTGGCGCAGCAGGCTCGGCCGCTGGTGGACAATGTGGCGCATCGACAGATGGATCAAGCGAAACGTGGGACCGTGAGCATCGAGGAACTCATCTTTGCACTCGAACAGGCGCAGAAGAACGCCGGCGCCTTCGTCATGGTCACCGTCGACAACGAGACGCACACCGTCGTCCACGCCACCGGCCCGTTCGACCAGGCGGAAGCGGCGCTCGTCCAGGCCGGACGTGACGACGCGGCCTGGCAGGAGTTCATGGATGGCGAGGAAGTCGTCGGCGACTTCAGCTATCTGGTCGTCCCGCTCTGGACGCCATCGTGATCGAACGCATCTCGGTCATCGTGCCGACGCTCAATCGTGATTCACTTAGGGCGACGCTCAAATCCTGCAGCGGAGCAGACCAGGTTGTGATCATGCCCGACCAGGATGGCACAGCAGGCTGCTATGGCCACTCGCTCAGAAACCGGGCACTGGACGAAGGTCTCGTCAAGGGCGACTGGATCGTGAGCACCGATGATGACGACGAGTTTCTGCCTGCCGCGTTCGACAAGATCCGCCAGACCATCCGTCAGCACCCGAACGGCCCTTGGTTCCTGTTCAAGATGACATTCGGCGAAGGGTCGCACTGCCCCGGCGTCACCGTCTGGCAGGGCAAGAGCATCAAGGCGGGCAACGTCGGCACCCCGATGATCGTCGCGCCCGCCAGCGCGAAGGCCCGTTGGGGCGTCGACGCGTTACCTGACCTCGGCGGCGTCAAACGCAAAGGCTGGCTCGGCGACCTCGTCTACGCGCAGTGCCTACGGCTCGAGTTCGGCGAGCCTGTCTACGTCGACGAGACCATCGCAGTCATCCGCCCGCAGGTGCAAAGCGAGGGCCAACCGGAGCCGACCCTCGCCTCGAACGGTATTACGCGGCCGGGGTGAGAGTGACCTCGCCCGAGGTCTCCTCGGACGCCGTGACGGTCAGGGTGGCCTGCGCGTGCACGTCGGCCTGATCCGAGGAACGGATCGAGTCGACGCCGATGACGGTGGCGCCGAGCAGCGGCGGGCTGGCGAGCGTGACGACGGCACTCATGCCGTCGGCGGCAGCGGCGACCGTTGCGATGGTCGTGTCGCTGGACGTCCAGACGGGTATGTCGTCGGCGGTGGTCGGGTTGCCGTCCACGTCGAGCGGCTGGAATGCGCCGTTGAGGGGACCGCTTGTGTCGAGAACTGAGAGGTCAGCCATTACTACTCCTTCGGGTTGGCTCCAGAGACGTTGCGTCGCGGCGTCCGGCTTGATGTGGAGGCGATCGGCGAGTTGGGGCGCGGTAAACGACCGAAGCCGTTGCGCCTCGCGGAGCGTGTCCGCGAACTGCTTGTTTGCCTCAAGGAGCTCGACCTGGTCTCCTTGGCGGTACGGAAGCATGAACTTTTTCCGAGCAACGACATAGGCGAGCGTCTCCGCCACATCGTCGTTCATGTTCGCGATCAGGACGATCCGCCCCCTGTCGCTCTCTGCGGCGATCACGGACTGGACCCCGTTGACCAGCTCCTGCAGGAACGGCGCACTGGCCACCTCGACGTCTCGAAAATCGAGGATGAGGTCGCCCGGCTCGCCCGCGAGGGTCCTTAGATGATCGGCTGTCTCTCTGCCTCTGGGCCGAGTAGAGAGGACAGCACCGTGATCCACGAGGTAGAAGTGGATCGTGCGTGTGGTGATCTGCACCACCCCCTTATCGGCATTTACGACTGCTACTTGAGTCATGTAGCTCAACTATAACGCGTGGAGCTGCTGCCGGCGCGCTTCGTCTGAAGAGAATGAACGCGAGGTGGGGTGGGCCTGGAGCCGCCAGTTCCACCTGGTGTGCGAGTTGGCGTAAGAGGTGCGCGACGAAAGGTCCGTTGTGCTCGATGAGTTGACGCCAGAATCCCTTCATAGGTGCTCCTTGTTGGGGTGGCCCGCCCAGCCGCGCATGATTCCGCCTTGCCTGAGCCGACCCCAGGACACCCATTCTACCTGCTAAAAGCGGAAGGCGCTCAGATCCCGAGGGTCGTACGGAAGCTTCCCTGCGCCCCCACAAGTCGGGCATCGCCGCATAGCGACGAACGTCCCGCCGGGCTCGCGCTCGTCCGGATAGAGGAGACGAAGACATTCGCCGGCGCCCTGACAGGTGGTGCAAGTCCAAGTGTCAGCGAGCAGATCGAGCTGGCCGGTCACAGTTCGAGCGTCTCCTGGTCGGACTCCTCGGCCAGGAAGTAGGTGCCGCGCTTCTCGCCGCCAAGCCGTCCATAGCGGCCCACCTCGTGCCCCTCGGCGATCAGGGCACGGATGCGGTCGTTCTGCCCGGTCACGCCACGGCAAATAGCGGTCACGCCGACCGGCTTCTCCGACTCGTGGATGAACTTGTCGATCCGCTCGTACAGCTCGCGGTCGGTGATCACCTTGATCCCGCTGTCAGCGTGGTAGCCGACCGGACCCTCGGGGTCGGTCAGCCAACGGAGGATCAGAGGCTGGCGTCCTTGGTCTCCCCAGCGCACCTTGCCGAAGGAGAGCTTCGACATCCGCTCCCCGGCCTCCTCGAGGATCATGATCGTGTCCGGGTGCGGCCCCCAGTCGCCCGACACCTGCTGCACGAGCGGCACCGCCTTGTTCACCTTGGCGAGATGGTGCAGGAGCAGGGCGGCGAAGTCCTCGTTCAGGCCGGCGTTCGCGAGCAGCTGTAGGAACTCGCGTGTTTCCTCCGGGGTGCCAGCGCCTTTCATGCCGAGCCGGCCGAGTGGGTTGGCGACGACGAGATCCGCTTCGCTGTCGCGCACGAACGCGTTCAGCTCGTTGGCGAGTCCGGTGTCGTCGAAGGAGAACTTGCCCCAGGGCGCGTCGAGGAAGAACGTGCGCTCGTCAATCCCCTCTGCCGAGCCGTGCGGGTCACCTGAGCAGCAGCACTCGCTGAACCGTTCTGCGAACTCGTCGACTTTGCGCGCGTACGGGTCGTGCGGCCCCTCGTTCTCGATCACCACGATCTTCAGGGGGCGCGGGATCGGGATCCCGAACCAGGGCAGGCCGGCCGACCAGTGCGCGATCGCGTGCACGGCCAGCGTCGTCTTACCGGCACCGCCGATCCCGGCCAAGAGCAGCAGGGAGCCGGGCATCATCAGCGCGTCGTTCCCTTCGCCGAGCAACGGCTCGATCTTGGCGAGCTCCTGCTTGCGGAACTCGCGGCCCGGCAAGAAGCGGAGATGTGTCTCGGGCTGGTCGGGTTCGTCGACTCGGATCTCGGCGCCACGGTCTCGCACGTCGCGGGTGCGCCTGAGCATCTCGATCTTTCGTGCTCCTGCATCGTCGAGGGTGAACCAGGCCTCATCGGTGAGGTCGAGCCGCTCTACCCATTCCGGCTCTAGCGTCTCGACCGGGACGGGCTCCGAGTTGGCGATCGCCTCGACACCGAGCAGGTCTTGACTGATGAGCATGGCCGCCCAGAGGCGGCGCTCGAAGGGTGTTTCTTCCGAACGCTCGTCGCCCTCCGAGGGGACGCCGAGGTCCGGCTCGTCTGACACGATGGTCACGACGCGCGTCTACCGCAGCGCCGTACTAGTTCAAGCGCTCCGGGGTGAGCAAATACAGCGTGTCGATGCGAACGGACACTTTCCCGGTCACCACCTCTTCCTCGCGAGCGGTGACCTTGTAGCCGCCGGCCTTGCCGGCGACGTACCCAGCGACGCGTAACTCGACCGCCTTGCCGAGCTTCAGGTCCTGGTACAGCTTGGCGCCCTGCTCGTCGCTGGCGTCGTAGGCGACGCTGCCGGAGAAGGCGATCACGATCTGGTCGGTGGCCTGCCCGTCGACCTCGGGGACAGCGACGTAAGCGGAGTCGTCGAAGAGACCCTCCTCCTCGACTGCTTGCTCGACGGCCTCGAGAGCGGTGGTACCTACTAGGAAGCGCTCCTTGAGAACGACGCCATCCTCCGTGACGACGCGGTCGGCATCTCGCACAGCTTCCATGCCGCCCGGAATCTGCTGGAGGGACTGCGTGCCCGCTGGCACTGTGAGCACCGTGTCTTCGCGCGGTGGCAGGTCTTTCCGCGCGTCTGCGATCGCGGCTTCGATCTCGCGCTGCTCGCGCGACGCCTCGTTCTCGGGTCCCTGGATCTCGATCCGTGCAGCCGCCTCGCCGATCTGGTCGATGCCTTCGATGCTGCTCATGCTGGAGTCCCTTCTGGTAGACGGGGCGCCAAGATAGCGCTCTCCGTGAGGACGTTCAGTTCAAGCTCTGCGCGAGGCGGACTGCCGTAGAACTTCCAGACGTCCCAGTGAACGATCTGAGAATCGTCTCTGAGCAGCACCCCGGTCAACGAGTCACCGATGGCGCGCTGGAGTTTGTCGGTGTCCGGCTTCGACTGGTGAAACGACGGGGCGGTCGCCTTGAGAGTCGAGGCGTTGCGACCAGTGCCGAAGTGGCTCTTGGGACGAGGGAAGTAGAGACGCGCGATGATCTCAACAGGCTCGGTGATGAGATCGAAGTGACCGAGTGCGGCACGCGCCTCCCAGGCAATGGCCTGCTTCCAGGGGCGCGTCGCGGGATTGTCTGGCCGGACCCCGTAGCGGGTGCGAATGAGGCTGCCCTGGGGCGCTGGTACGCCGGGAACGGTGAGGTTGAGGCCGCTCACGTCTCGTCGGGGCAGTCGCACACCGTCCAGCCGCAGAGGACGCAGGGGTCGGTGTCGCGGTCGTCAAGCAAGACAGCGGAGTCTCGCAAATCGTCGTGGGCCTGGCAAGCCTCTCCTTTGCAGCGAGTCCCGCAAAATGGGCAGATGTTCACGGCTCGAGCAACGACGGGAGGTCGGCTTTAGCGAGCGCGCGACGATCGGCGCGCTTCTCAGCCGAACGTGATCGTGCGATGAGTAGCCCTGGCTGCGCCTGCCACTTCTCCCACGCCCGACCGACGTTCCCGGACCCTGGGAACAGGTCATCAAACTCGTCATCCGTCGCGGCGCCGAGCCATTCGAACAGCCACATGCAGAACGCCTCGGGCTTCTGGCCGATCACATAGCTGTCTGGCTTCTCGCGCCACTGGTACGAGTCCGGCTCGACCTGGATCCAGTCGCGGACACCTTCTGGCTTACGAGCCGGCGCGACGATGACGGGTTCCCAGGAGACGGCCACGGTGTGCTTTACCCATGCGAGCACGCGGAACTGCGCATCTGCCTCGGCGAGATAGCCGAAGACCTTCGGCAGCGCCTCGGCCGACGTTGACAGCGCCCATCCGTCGTACTGAGTCGCGAGCGTCAGCGCAAGTTCGCGGTGGTCTACCTCACCGGCATAGTCGGGGTGGTCCGCGTACAGGTGGGCGCGGCCCGGATAGGGCGGGTCTGCGTAGGCGATCCTCATGCCGAAGCCAGCTCCCTCTCTCGCTTTCGATCTCGTTGGCATTGACGGCAGCGCCGACGATCTCCTTCCATGTGGAGATTTGTCCCGGAGAGTTTATGGCCGTGACGGCAGCGGTCGATGTTGCGATTGTGATTCTGGCTTACGGCTCGGTGCTGGGCCGGAGTCAGTGCCTCTAAATGTTCAGGCCGGACACAGAGGGTGCTCGTACAACCCTCCCGATGGTGGACATGCAGCCCTTTAGACACCGGACCGTAGGCGAGCTCATAGGAGAAGACATGCGCTCTGACGGTCTGACGCAACCCCGAGCGGCGAGCATCCGGCATGAAGGTTCCGTAGGCCGTCCACTTTTGGCTACCACTAGCCCCGGTCCAAAGCCAGCACTCGCCGCTCTTATCGACCTTGGCCCAGAACCGAACGAGCGGATCGGTTGTGTCTCCTAGCCTAGGCATACCCCGCACAGGGAGGGTATGTGTTGGGCCATTGAGAGGCCAGCCACGACCTTGAGTAACCGCTGCGACGGTAGCCGATTTCAGCTGCGCTCATCTGAGCGCGTGGTGATAGTTGGGCCGCGTCACCGACGAGACCGTCCCAGCCGTACGTCATCTGAAGGCCACCATAGAAGGGTGCCCCCTCATCCGTCCAGGAGCCTTCACGGCTGTGGATACAGAGCCACAGCGCAAGATGAGCGATCACTGGATGAGCGGCTAAGCGATGCGCAGCGAGCCGTCGCTTCAGCCACGTCCGGTCGATCCAGCGAAGGAAAGGGATGGAGGCCGTACGTCGCTCTGCGTGCTCTGTCGGCGTGCGGGTGATGCCAGCGCGGTCCTGCCAATGCCACGCCGATGAGCGTTGCCACTGGATTCCGCTTCTGAGCGAACGAATGGCGACCGCTTGGCTCGTCGTGTGCGCGGCCAGGACTCGCGGCTGAGAGTGGTGAAGCGTGAGTGCTGCTGAAAGAACCGTAAGCCATACGAACAGGATCCCTATCCTTTCGTCGCTTGCGTGTCATCGCGCTTTGCGCGGCTTTCCTGGGTCAACCCGGCCAGCTTCAAAGCTTTGGGCCAGGAACCAGTGCAGCGGTATATCGTCGAGGGAGAGGAGATGAGACCCGCAGCCTTGAGGTCCTGGTTGTGGGCGAGCATCTCCTCTTGTGTCGGCGGGTGCCCAAGCAGGTCGGCCATGAAGCGGAGGCTGGCGTTGCACTGCTCGACGGTCTCGCGCCAGTGCTCGTGCAGGCGGTCGTACTCGGTCTTCAGGTCGGCTGTCGTGCTCACGGCTTTCCTCCATGACCGTTCTCCGTCGCGAGGTCACTTACTACGCGGGCACGAAGCTGGGAGGCTGTCGGGCCTAGATCCACCCGCTGCGGATCGAGAGTCTGTGACTGCGCTACGTTTTTGCGGATGATGACGCGCGTAGCCTCGTCGTAACGACCCTCCTCGTCTGCAGGCTCGCCGCTGGGGTCGTAGACGTAACGGTAGGTCATGCGTTCACCTCTTCCAGTCGGGAGCCGTCCTCGTCGCGGACGACCACGATCTGCTGATCGAAGGCATCGCTCAAGCGATCATCTTGACTTACGAGCAGGACGGAGCGGAACTCGGTCAAACCACGCAGCACCCGCGTCACCTGGGCCATTCCGGCGCTATCCAAGAACTGCATTTCGTCAAGCGCGAGAATCCCGCTCTCGGACCCATGCCGAGACGCGACGAGCCGGGCCAGCGCGATCCTGAGCGCGAACTCCAGGCGTGTCTGCTCGCCGCCGGAGTACGTCTCGTAGCGGCGCGGCCCGGCAGGCTCGTGCACGACGACGTCGAGCGTGTCCTTCAACGTGCCGCTCTTCGTCTCCCGCTGCGTGACCAGTTCGATCCGGTACGGGACGCCGAGTTCGCCGAGGACCCGCTGCGCCTCCGCCTCCAACTGCGGGATCGCGGAGTTCTCGAGGATCAGGGCCGGGATGCCGTTGCGACCGTACGCGCCCTCTAACGCCTTCAGGAGGTCGAGACGGGTATTCAGTCGCGCGCGGGCTGCGAGCGCCTCCTGCGTACGCTCAGCGGCAGCGGCGAGGCTTCTGAGACGCTCCTCGCACCGCACCTGCTCGGCGCGAGCGTCCTCGGCGTGCTGACGAGCCTCAAGCAGCTGTCCGGCTGATTCGGCAACGGCGTGGCGCAATACCTCGTACGCCTCAGAGTCAACGTCCTCCGCGGCAGCCAGATCAGCCTTGGCGCGGCTGAGCGCGTTCCTGGCCTCCGTCATCTCGCTGATGAACTCGGCGAAGTGGACGCTGGCGACCAGCTTCTCTAGGTTGGCGAGACGCTCGCGGCCGGCGGCAAGCTGGACGGTAGCCTCACGCGCCTCGGCAGCCTGACGACGGAGCGGTGCGAGGTCGAGACCCGGTTCCGGCTCTGGCGGGAGCGCCTGTTCTGCCTCGTGGGCTTCCCCACTCTTGTCGGCGGCATCCTGTTTCGCCGCGAGCAACTGGTCACGCAACGTCTCAAGGTCAGCGTCCAGCGACGCGAGCGCAGTCGCAAGCGCCTCGTCAGCGAGCGGCTGGCCACACTCGCTACAGACGCCCGCGCCCTTCTCGGCAAGCTCGTCCCGGCGTGTCTTCAGCTCCTTGCCTTTGATGGTGAAGGCCGCTGCGAGGTCGCGGGAGGTCTGTGCGAGTCGTTGCAGCTGCGCGATGTTGTCGAGCGCCTGCTTGCGATTCTGTTCGACGGCGGCACGGCTGGCCTCGACAGCCTCGCGCTCGCGCAGGTCCTGTTCGAGGGTCTCGACGCGAGCAGCGTGCTCGGCCAGAGCGTCGAGGTCAGCACCGAGCTTGGCGGCGTCCTCGCGAGCCTGGTCGGCCTCGGCCACTCTCTTCGTGAACCCGTTGTACGTCTTCTCGCAGGCGGTCACGTCGGCGACGAGGGCGCTGCGCTTCTCGGCGACCTTCTCGGCGGCACTCAAAGCCTCGCGCGCCTTCTCGTGAGCGACCTCTGCAGCCTGAATCGCGGCGCCGGTGACGGTGACCGCGGCGGCAGCCTGCTCGGCCTGCGTCTTCAGGTCGGCCTCTGACTCCTGTTCTGCTTCGAGGTCGCCGAGGCGGAGTGCAAGGGAGGCGATCTCCGCCTCGGCATCGCGCAGATCGCTGCGGACGAGTTCGAGTAGAACGTCCCACTGGCTTAGACCAAGCGTTTCGGCGAGCACGGCCTTGCGTTCTCTCGGTTGCAACTCAGGACTGGCAAAGTGCCTGCCGCCTTGGGCGGCGAAGACGCTGTGCTGGAAGGTTTCCTCGCTGAGGCCGATGGTCTGGATGATCTTGGCCTGCGTCTCGCTCTGGCTCTCTTGGGTGAGTGTGTCCCATTGCTCGGTGTACTCCTCCGAGTTGTCGTACTCCAGGTGCGTTGTCGAGACGCGCTCCTCGAAATCCAGGGAGGTCTTCCCACGACCTTTGTCGCCATAGGTGCGCCGGATGCGGTAGCGGTCATCATCGTGATCGAACTCCAACTCCAGCGAGCACTTCTCCTCGCCTGCTGCCAGGTACTCGCTCCACGGCAGCGGTGGCCCAAACAACGCGATTGGGATCATCGACAGGAGCGTCGTCTTGCCGGCTCCGTTCGAGTCCATGCCCTCGCTGAGCGTGTTGCGGCCAAGAACCGAAGTCAGACCGCTCGGGATCTCGAAGTCCAACGTCCCGTAGGTGGCGAAGTTCTCTGCGTGGAGGCGCAGCGGGATCACGAAGTCTCTCCTGCCGCCGGGAGGGCCAACTGCATTCGCTCCGGCATGATCCCGGAGGCATACGCCTCATAGACGGACGGCTTGCCGACAGTCGGGTACTCGACGGCGTTTCCGCAGGTGCAGACGAGCCGCAGGCGGTACGAATCAACAGCGCCCGAGAGACGGCCGGGAATCCCGGCGAGAACCGTGGGACGCACGACGATCGCGGCAGACTCGCTCACTCGGCTTCGTCCTCCTCGAACACGTCGTCAAGGGCCGCGCTAAGGATGTCCTCGACGTTCTCACGGCCGAGTCCCTTCAACGCCCTCAGTGGAGCTTCGAGCGCGAGTACCTGCTGATCTACGTCAACGATCTCGTTCACGTCATCTCCTCCTCCGCGTCAGGTCGGCGTTCGGGCGTGACGGGCCAGCCTTGTCGGAGTCGGCTCGACCTTTCAGGTAGCCCTCCAGCCGCGCCACGTCCTCGCGCATGACCGTGACCTGCTCCTCGTCGTAGCCGTCGCCTCCCTCGGGGATCGGTTCCTCCTCGCCAGCCAGAATCCGGCGCTGCGTTTCGGTCAGCTCGTAAATCTGGTGATCCTTGTTCATGCTGTCCTCGCTTTCTTCGGCACCCAGATCGCCCACAACCCGCAGACCGGGCAGCGCTTCTGTCGGTGCGTCTTCAACTTCTCCTCAGCCCAAGCGGCGTGCTGTAGATACCCCTCCGGATGCGGCGTGTGAAGGTGCTCACACTCCGATTCCGAGACGGCCTCATGGCCCTGCCTGGTCAGGCCGCTCCGTCGTGCCGTATGAGCGGCACTAGATTCGCTACTCATCTGGATTCCAAGCGCGGAGCTTGCGCCTACGCCTTGGTATCCAGCCCGCCGTGTTGAACCGATGCTGTAGCGCGGCCATGTGCTTCCTCGTCTCGTCGGTGTGGACGATGCCCTGATAAACGCGGGTGTTGTAGTCCGCCAACTCGTTGACCTCTAGGTGGGTCAGCGGCTCGGTATGCGCGGCAGATTTCATGCGGGCCTCAGATCGGCGCGGCCGTCAGACCGGATCGGCTTCGGCCCTTCCTTCGTCAGCCGGTGCGTGAACGTCCAGGCGTCGCAGGAGAGCGGATTGCACGTCTGGACGGTGCCGTCGTCGGCCGGGCCGAACGCGAGCACGTTGCCGCAGCGCGGACACGTCTGCGCGGCAGTACTAGACACGTCGCACCTTGACCCACTCGATGTCGCCGCTCGCCAAGCCTTCACAGGATCGACGGATTGCCTCTTGCCAGTCGGGCGTCTCGATGGTGACATCGAGGATCGTCAGGTCACCCTGCGAATCAGTCGCTCCGACCTGGCACTCCCATCGCGTCGCGGTTGTTGCGGCAGACT